ATGACCAAATTTCTGATTCGGACCGCTCTCGGCGTGACGCTGGCAACGATGGCCCTGCCCGCCGTCGCACAAAACTTCTCAAACCTTCCCCTACGCAATCCTCGCCAGCCGCCCGAAGGATATATTTCTGTTCAATCCGGAATATCGATTTCCTATCCGGTGGCGGATGGAGACAGCGAGGAGCAGCAGGAGAAGGCCTTGAAATCCTTCTACAAGATTGCGGCCGGCAGTTGCGCCACCCTGCTCGACACCATTGCGGATGCCTGCGAGATCAGTGCTCTGTCGAGCAATAGCGCGGTCAACAATCTCGACAATCGCGGCATGAGACTTTCCATCAATGGACAGGTGACGATGTCGGTGAAACTGAAGGCGCCGACAGCGGCCGCGAAGTAGCCTTGCCCATCGCAGTTCATGATCTCCGCCAAAGCCAACGGATCGGTAAGAAATGGCGGCGATAATCCCCCTCGCAATTGAGGGACGATACCATGGCGAAAGCGAAACGACGCACGCGGCGCAAGCCGCAGTCCAAGGCGGGCAATTCGATGTGGCTATGGGGCGTTGTCGGCCTGGCAACGGTAGCCGGCCTCTACGCCTATGAGCATCGCAAGGATATGCCGTCGATGCTGGCGCATGCCGGAGCAGTTGCCGGCATGCCTCATATGGCTAGGGACGCGCCCGTGCCGGCTGCGAAGCCGCAGATAAAGACGGCGGCGATCACACCCGAGCCTCGAGCCGAATCTTCCCTGCCAGTGCCGCCCGCCGCCATTCCGGTGGCGATGCCGGTCAACAAGATACCGGTCGAACGGCCCATACCCAGCTTGCGAGCCCAGTCCGGCGGCCGCTTCGTGCTTTGCAGCGCCGGCTCCGGGACCAATTGCGTCGTTGACGGCAATACTTTCTGGCAGGACGGTATCAGAATCCAGCTGGCCGATATCGACGTCCCGGATGCCGGTACCGCGCGCTGCCCCAGCGAAAAGCAGCGAGGCGTGGCCGCAAGGCTTCGCCTGCAGGCCATTCTCAACGATGGAAACTTCGTGCTTTCAGGCAGCAACCGCCGCGACGACCCGAATGGCGGCAAGCTGCGCATTGCCATGCGCGCGGGGCGCTCGCTCGGGGACCAGATGGTGTCGGAAGGCCTCGCACGCCGCTGGACCGGCCAGGCGACATCCTGGTGTAGCTGATCTTCAAAAATTCGATTGGGAGTTCAAGGAGATAAATGGTCGGGGCGACTGGACTCGAACCAGCGACCCCTTGACCCCCAGGAAAGGGTACTAATTTCTGATCTGCCCATATATCGCAGGTGATTTTAATATCAAAAAATTATCTCTTCGGGAATTTTTTCGGGAATTCGTGTCGTGTTTTTGTATCGGCTTATTTAAGCAATCTTTTGTGCCAACCGCACGCATTTGTCACATGTTAAGCACACCCCTAAGCTGATGGTATCATGAGCGGCAATTCATATTGCTGGGTGGAACATTTTAGCTATTAATTAAATCGGGCTTGAACACCCTGACTTCACATAGGCAACCGCCTAAAGGCGGACGCTGAACCGATGCGCAGCTTAGCGGCTGGCGCATTCGCCAAGGCCATCACGGCCGGGGGCGATGTGCCATGTCCAGGCTTCGGCTAAAAGTGCATCGGCGTGTCTGTGAAGCGCGTGTTCAACCCCCGGCTAAGGCCGGCGGGTTAACTGCGGGGGAAATGCAAATGGCGGACGCGGCGGAATGTCGGCAGGCAACAAGACATAGATGTCATTGGGTCACCTGGAATTTTTCGATCGGGCAGCGGGCAGACTATAGCGGAGCTAGAGCCGTGGTCATGGATCGCCATTGTACGATCATGGGCCACCAGGTTTTCAAAATCTGGCTGGTCGATAGCACTGGCGATAAATCGACACGGTATGTCCTGTCTGGCGCGCTGATATAGTGCGTGCACCATAAAGACCCCGTTTAATTGTTCGAGTACGTCTGACGCGCTAGGTCACAAAAGCGTGCATCCTGATTGCCTTCCTGGAGAAGTCCGGCGACGATTTGGGCATTGGCCGCCATGAAGAGCCTCGCTACGCTTTTGTCGACGCGAGCCGATGTTGCCACCTTTGCGACGTCTTCCTCGATGATGCCGTCGTCTACCGCGATTTTGCAGTAATATTTCGCGACAAAGTCGACGGAAGAAATCTTCATATGGCCAAACACCACACCCGAGTCTACCTCGACGGCATGTGCCGATGTTGCCAAAGGCGACAGGCAGAATACCGCAACCGAAAATGATATAAATTTATTCACGGAACGCTGCATAATTGAAAAACGCCGCCATATTACACAACCTTCAGATAAAAAATAAGGAGGCGGAAATTCGCCCCCTCGTTTACGCTGCCAGCTTTATCCATCTGTCGACCATATCGTGCAGATCTTCGATCGTTCCTTGATTGACCAGGATCGCGTCCATGTCTTCGCAACCTCGCTCTGAGGCGTGGTTGCCGGATATTCCGCCTCGGCCGGCGAGTAAGTAGATGTTGCCGCCAAGCTTCCTGATAGCAGCCGCCTCATTGGGGAAACGGCAGTCATCAACAACGACATGGCCCCCAGAGGCAATCACGGTTTCGACGCGCCGGCGCCAAAGGCTAATCCACAGATCCTCGCCAATGCAGTTCCTGCCCCACTCTGTGCCGAGTGTCTGCATGGCATGCCGCGGCGTATTGCCGAGCAGAGTGGCGCTGGGCCGTTCCTTCATGCCGCCCTCGATCTCGTCCTCTGTGAGGCCGATGGCGCGCATCATGTCTTTCAGAGGGCCAGCAAACTTCACGAGGGTATAACCATATCGTTCGACAAGATGGCGCGTCGCCGTGGACTTACCTGCCCCAGCCGCGCCTGTGAATGCGACGAGACGCCGTGGATTGTCGTTGGCTGGCCAAAACTTCCCGATTGCAGCAGCGAGCGGCCGTAGTTCGGAGGGCACGTTGTCATTGTCATGAGGAACGCGTGTCAGATCTCCAGCCGGCGTGAATGCAGGAACGTGATATTCGGTCATATAGTCTCCTCAAGTTGTTTTTTGGCCCTAGGCGCGACTACCGGCCGGAAGCGATCGGCGCGGAAAGGCATGTCATCATAGCCAAAGCCGTCGCTGTCGTTGTCTGCGCCGCGGTCAATTTCAGTCAACTTGACGCCGAAGAACGTGCCGTCGACATAATGGGTGAATGTGCCGGCCCACCGAACGGTATACATCTCGCCTTCACGGACGAGCTGATCTGTGCCGATGCCGGGGAACTTATCGTTGATGCAGACTACCTTGTCGCCTGGTTTCATCCTGCCATCCTCGTCTCGAAATCGAATGTGACAACCGCATGAGGTTCGCCCGTTGCCCGACGCAAACGACGCTGCATCTCCTGTCTCAAGTCATCCCACAGTCTCGGTTCAAGTCGGTTGCCCGTGTGCAGGTACGCCGGGCCAGCAGCAATCTGCACACTGGCCTGATCTCCCATCTTCATAATTTCGTCCACCGTCATGCCGCTTCCCTCCTATCTCTGGGGTGAATAACGCGGTGGGCCATCACGAATTGATCCCAGAAGATGCCGACTGCGACATCGCTTGCCGCCCTTGCCTGATCGAACGCCAACGAGAACGCCTTGGCGAGCGGGCGTGTATCGTAGCCGCGCCGGTAAAGCTCTCCGATTGTCCAGTTCACGCCGCCGATCTCCTGTCGGTCAACGCCTCGAACGTTGCGAGGAACTCTTCCTCGGCCGCCTGCGCCGACCAACAGCCAATCTTGACTCCCAATCCATTCGTATGCCGCGCATGCCAAGGCATGGGGCGCATGTTGACCAGTTCGTCAGCGATGATGCGGTTGTCGGCCTCATGCACCACATCCGGAAATTCGCGAGACAGGCCGTAGCGATCGGCGACGGCGTGCCAATTGCGCTCCTCGATCGCCTTGTAGTTCGCCAAATGAGGCTTCAGCGGACGAGGCACGTCGACGCAATACGTCTCCGGCGCGTCGTGCAGCAAACCGTACAAGGCCACGGTAGGACCGTGTATGGGCAACAGCCACCGGGCGATATGGACGCTGTGCTCGGCGACGCTGTAGTGCAGAATGCAATGACCGGCATAGCGGCATTGCAGACTCAGAGAATGTGCGATGTCTTCGATAAAGACTTCGCCCGGACGCGGATCGCAAGGCCAATATTTTCGGCCGGTGTATGTTGCCATGAAATCGCCTTCGCGACGGTCTAGGCCGATATAGTGGCCGACCGCAAAGCCAGCCGACGCGCCGCTTTCGTCGAGCGGCACATTGTCGTTGGCGGCGACCGGAGGCGTGCGCTGTGCGCCGCAGCCTGGCACCATGACGTAGTCGTTATACTGTTTTTGCGGAGATGTTATAACGTCGTCTCCGTCTTCATTTGGGATTCTGCCGCCGTATAGGGTCATGCTGCCACCAAGCGGGTCCGCAGCCTGACCTTCTCACTGGTGGCATTGAACTTGGCACGCACAGCTGCATCCATATCGATGCCTTCGGCGGCGGCGATCAGGTCGACGCAAATGATGACGTCAGCCAATTCCTCGGCGAGATGAGCTTTGGTGTCACGAGATCCAGCAATGCCAAGGCGTTCTCGCTCAATCTTCTTGATGACGTTGCACGCCTCACCCACTTCGCCAGCAAGTTCATTGCCGCGATAAGAAAGTGAGATCTGGTTGCCGGCGTCCCATTCCTTCTGGCGGGCTATGTTCGCGGCACGGAGGGTGGGGTGGTTATCGTTCGCTGGCATGATCGCTTCGGCCTCTGTCTGGGCCTCATCCAGAGCCTCATGATAGGTTTGGTATCCCATGAATTCTCCTCTTCGTGGTGATTGCCGCCGATTGGTGGTCGGCGGCTGGGTGGTGGTTAGCGCAGTTCTTTTGTGGCTAGTTGTCCATCTGTGGTCAGAGACCACAGAACCTTGCCACCAGTCCTCTCGAAAGAGATCCAGCCACGGCGGCGCCACTGCTGGATGCGCTTGTCTGCGTCACGCTCGTTCTTTACCGATGGCAACGCACAAAGGCCGCCATACGTGAACGGCCTTCCGGATGCCATTCGCAGATCAATTTCATCGTTGACAAATTTGTATTCTTTCATGCAGCCCTCCTCTGCTCTGCCTGCGCGTTGTCGTTGGCTGCGTCCATCATCGCTACCCGCACGCGCGAAATCTCGCCGAACTCGCGATGATACGTTATAGTCTGCAGCGAGCGGCCAGAAAGGAATCCGGAACCAAAATGCCACGCATCCTGCGGCGTGGGCGTCTGATGGCTCTCGGCGATCACGCCGTTGCCCTCTGACGCGATCTTGCTGCTGTGATGGATATGGAAGCCGTGTACGTAGCGGAAGAGCGTGGCGCCCCAGTCTTCGGCGCGGCGGTGGGCCATGATGCTCGCCATGTCCTTCAGCTTGACGGTATGGCCGTGCGTTGCCCCGAGAAGGACGGCGCCGAAGCGGAACCAGAAAAACAGCGACGGGTCGACATCGACAGTCACGCGCGGCTCATTGCGATACCAAGCCAACAGGAAGTAAGCGACAGCGACCGCGGCATGCTCATCATGATTGCCAGGTAGGATTCGGACCGTCACATGGCCATGTCTTCGAAGGTTGGCATCAATGGTGCGCACAACAAGCCGGCAAGCTGTCATAAGCACTTTCTGATATCTGCCGTCGACTTGAAGGGCATTGCCAGATCTCGCCGTCTTGTTTTCGTTCGTGTCGCTGTGAAGTAGATCTCCACCGCCCAAAACAATGGCCTCAGCGCTTGGCGGACTGCGCGAAATCAGATCTTCGATCGCCTCGCCAATCACACGTTCGGCGATCTTGAGATCCCAATTTGTTTCCGTCTCTCGATGCCACGCAAACAATCCAATATGCCAATCGGCAAGAGGTGTGAGCGTGAGCAATGAAGTTGCGGGCGCGATGACAAGTGGCACCGGCGTGACAGGTTGAACATCGGCAAACGCGCTCTTCAGGATTGCCGCCACATCCTGCGGCGCGTATTCGTTGCGTGTCTTCACCCATTGCTGAATGGTGCGGCCTTCGGCATCGACGAGGGCCGATACGCCTTTGACGGTGTGGCCCGCAGGAACTTCGAACTCCTCACCGTGTTCGCGCGTCTGCTTGACCCAAGCACCATCGGCAGTCTTGCTGGCAACGCTCTTTATGGCATAGCCGGGCAGGACAGGCTCCGTGCCAAGCATTCCCCGCTCGGCAGCTACCTTCAATCGCCCCTGAAGGGTCTGGCGTGGAATGCCAAGCGCCGTTGCGGCGGCGTTCTTGTCGCCGTATTCACGAAATGCCTCTGCCGCCTGTCTGGCAAGTTCGTCGCTTAGAGGTGGTGTTGGCAAATTATGAGATCTCCGGAATGTTGAACGTCGATCGGCATGAAGGACACGCCTGCGACCAGAATTGCGGCAAGAGCTGAAACAATGAGCGCCGCGTTTTTATAGAATTGCACATTGGTCTCCTCAGTGTGGTGGACATGAGGTTGCTGGCGGCGCTCGGTAGGCGAATTGCCAGTGTCGCGCACCATATTACAATTTGACAATTTTGTCAAGATGGTCAAAAGAAAAAGCCCCTACCCGGCGAAGGATAGGGGCTGGATTCAGCTTGGGCGCGAACGGGTCGGCTTGTTCTGGTTCTCGACGATGCGATCAACGCGGAGCGTCATGTTTTCGACGGCAGTTTTCACGCCGCTGATTGCGCCCATGATTTGGTCCGTCGTCTCGCGCAGGCCCTGCTTCGTAATGTAGGTTTCAGCCGTGTGCAGCTTGTGGGCGGCGAGATCGGTCTTCACCTTTTCGAGCTTGCCATCGATCTTCCACCACACACCCCAGCCGGCGCCGGATACCGCGAGGAAGAACATCACCCACTTTATGATGTCCTCAGACGTCATTTCTGCCCTGCCAATCTGCTATCTCGTTCAGCATAAAAATCCCGCAGCGCAGCTTTGTTTTTCCGGCAGGAAATTAGAGACTGCCTGTCTTTGATCCAAAAACTTTCCGTCTGCTCCTGTGTCAGCGGTGCGGAGCCGATATCGACAGGATTGTTGCAATCCTTCGTCAGCGCCGAATCCGGCTTTGCCAGTTGCGGCGCCGGCGGTGGGCTAACGTACCTTGTTGATGCGCTGCACGCCGGAAGAGCCAATAGCAGGCTTACCAGCGTCAGGGTCTTGATGAGCTTCACGCTGGAGCTCCTCTATCTGGGTTTGAAGTGCGTCTGCGTCGGCCTGCATCTGGGCGATGCGCTGGGCTTCTGCCTGTTTGGCGGCGCTATTAGCGGCGTCCTGGCGCTCGATTTCAGCGGAGCGAGCCGTAGCTGCATCAGCCTTCATCTGCTCGATTTGGGCGGTGTAGGCTGTGGCCGCACGCTGATATCCGCGGTGATCGGCGACGAAATAGACGCCGGCGAGTGTCAGGACCGCTACGAGAGCGCTGACAATCCAGCGCCCAGTGCTTGTGCTTAGAAAGGCGATCATGTTGACTGCCCCGCTGGGTTCGGCTGGACTGCGTTATCTGGGGCCGCCGGCTGCTTTGCCTTGTTCTTGTCGTCCGCGATTGAGCCGAAGACATAGGAGGCAAAGATCAGGCCGATAAGGCCGTTCAGGTTGATAAAGGCGGTATCGAGCAGAGGATTAGTCTGGACATGGAACATGGCCCAACCTGTAATCGCACTCATTGCGAGGCCGGACCAGATCAGGGCGATGAAGATGATTCGGCGGCGGGCCGCCCAGTCGCCGGACGCCTTGTGGTCCATGAAGAACTTGGAGATCATCCCAGACTCAACCATCACTGCGCCCCTTCAATTGCTGCGAGGAACTTCTTCGCATAGCCGGCAATGTCGGCCGCACGATCGGTGCCGTTGATGATCTGGCGCGCACCGATCCAGTCGCTTGCCGTTGCCGTGAAGAAATCCGAGAGCTTCTTGCCGGTGAAGCGCCCGTTGGTCATGCCGTCAAAAAGGATCTCGACGGCCTTAGCAGGATCAAGCGCCTTGTCCGGATCATCGGCGATGCCGTATTTGGCATAGTTGTCATGCCCGGTGATCTGCACCAAGCCGCGGCCACGATAACGCCAGCCGTCGCCGCTCGCCTCATTGCCGTTGCCGCCCCGATTGGCATATGCGCGATTCGCAATCTTCTGAGGCTGGCCGGCATAGGCTGCGGCCTGCGCTGCATTGAAGTATCTCGGGAAGGTGGCGAGAAGGCCGGCGGCGGAGTAATGGAGGTTTTCCGAGACGGCGCACATAGTCTGGTCGGACTCATGGAAGACGGTAGCCAACATGTAGGAGAGCCAACGGGCATCGAATGGCTTTGCCTCCCATTCAGTCATGATGGCTTCCATACCGTTGACTTGGTTCGTCGACAGGCGGCCGCCGAACAACGACGTGCGCACCGCCGCGAAGAATTTCGCGTGGTCCATTGTAGGCTCCAATGAAAAAGGCGCCCCGAAGGACGCCTGTTTTGAGACTGCGATATTGCTCAGTTGCGCAACATGCCGCATATAGGAATGGTTGTCTCAGTCTGTTGCGACAAAGATGGTTGTCGACAGCACTGTGTTGCTGTCTTGCACATTATTTTTCCGGGTGGTATGTACATGGTAGGATTATTTAAAATTGATGAAGAAATACTTCAGTTTAGTTGCAATATTTGCTCAACACTAAATGATGTTCAATTTTCCAAAATACACCGAGAGCTTACTCCTTGCAGAGAATGCAACAGCAATGCACGCTTTCGCGGAGTCGTAAAAGCCATTCAAAAATATATTTTATCTGATTCCACTGTGCCATTGAGGCAGGAAGGTGAGCATAAATCCATTTCTGGCATAGGTATGTCTGATTCTCCTTCTTACGCTGCCGAGCTTGAGAGAATATTCAATTACCAAAATACCTTCTACCACACTGAACCATATCTGGACGTTACAGACGCCACCAGTTGCTCTAGGTATCGAGATATGGATTTCATCATTAGTTCCGAAGTCTTGGAGCATGTGAAGGCTCCCGTTACCGCCGCACTCAAAAACATTTTCAATATGCTGAAACCGGGCGGTATGCTCATTTTGACAGTACCATACCTTGATGGGTATGAGACGATCGAGCACTACCCACATCTCGATGAATTCGAAATCGTCAAAACGGGCACATCGTATTCAATCGTTAACAAACGACCAGATGGCGAGGTAGAACACTTGGTAAACCCAAATTTCCATGGCGGACCAGGCTCAGTGCTTGAAATGCGCGTCTTTGGCGAAGGTGATCTGTTCTCGATGTTGCGCCATACAGGTTTCACTGAGATTTATGATATCCCTCCCATAGACCGAGAGATCGGCTACTTTTGGGAGGGAATTGTCGAAACCCCACTATGGCGAGGGCGACGGGCTAAAGCGCATGTTCTCGCTTGCCGTAAGCCGTCCTAACCCAAAAGACGACCCACATTACGGCGATCAGGAAGATGGTCGCCATTTCAGTGATACGAAGCTCTAGACGAAGGTCGTCGTTTTGAGTTTGCAACTCTTGAATGGCTTTTACCATCATCCATGGATTAGGCCCGTCGACTGCCAGGATGTCATTCGCCTGTGCATGGACCATTTCCGGATGCGTCTTCTGAACGTCCTGTGCAATGACGCCGGTCAGATGATCTCCGGTTGATTTCAGGTCATATTCTCGAACCCGAAAGGAGCGAATCCAATCAAGAGCCGAACTGGCATCAACGATGTTCTTTTTCAGTCTTTCGTCGGAAGAGCAGGCGAAAGACGCCGTTGAAGAAGTAGGCGTCAGGGTGCAAGTTCCGGCCGTGTTTTGAAGGGTCAAGGCAACACCGGATGTATTGCCATTTCCAAAGAAGGCCTGCCCATTCTGTCGGATCGACGCAGTATTGTTGGCCGACGCATCCTGAACGACGAGAACTCCTGACGTCGGCGACATGCTGCCGGTGGTCTTGAGAAGAAGGTTAAATCCCTTTCCAGGAATCGCCATGTATATGCCGCTGTTTGGGCCTTGGGTAGAGCTTGCATCCTGATAATATGACCAGTTTAGGACAGCGTCCTTGTCGATGTAATGAGCGGTCTGGAATACGCCCAACGTGCCGCCTTCGCGGCCAATTTCTGTTGCAACGCCGGCCGGACTGACCGCAGTGAGCGAGACACCAGTCGACGTTGCTGTAGCGGCAGAACTGATCGTGATCGAATTCGTTCCAATGCTGGCGATAGTCGCTCCCCACGGAATACCCGACCCCTCGACGAGTTGACCAACGATAAGCCCAGACACAGAGGCTATATTGTTAATCGTGGTCGTCGAATTCAAATCGCCGGTAAAGCTGACCTTGGTCTTGCTCCCTGCTGTGAGCTGGAGAGATTTTGCAACGGTCTGCGTTGTACCGATTGTATTGTTGAAAGGGAGGCTCGTCGGTGCAGGTGCACCGTCCTGGAACGCAGCCAATTCTGCTGCGGGCACTATACCCTGGGCAACGGCGTGACCCTCTCCGTAAATGCCGAATGCGGTGTTGCCATTACTTTTGTTGTACGCAGCGCCGGTTACGCCAGTCGGGAATGCGAGCGTTCCAGGCGAGAGATTATTGACTACGACACCAACGATACTGTTTGGATAACCTTGGGAACCGACGCCAAATGATGCGAGATTGAGCCAGTTAACGGCATCTGTATCCGTTGTCTGCTTAACCCAGACACGCATATTGCCGGAACCGGTAGTATCAAAACCCCTCAGGAACTCATACCCGTTGGCCTGCAGCGAGAACGGTACATTGCCATTGCCACCTATATACGGATTTGAGCCGGCATTGCCGAAAAGCGCGGAATTAATCTGCGTCACGCTCGGATATGATCCAGAGAGACGCGATGCCGGCAGTGTTCCAGAATTTATCTGGCTTGCATCAATGCTTTTGTTGGTTACCGTGGCGACCCCGTTGGCCGAAAGCAGCGTATCCGTCCCGGTCGGAATCGTCATAGTCCCCGAAGCCGTAGACGAAGCCTGAAGCACTGTAGAGCCGGATGACGACCCGTTAAACGTTGCGCCGCCTGTGATGACCGGAGAAGGAAGCGTCTTGTTCGACAAGGCCTGTGCATCAGTCGTGCCGACGATTGCTCCAGATGGGAGGGCTTTGCCGCAATCCGCTATGATATTTGCGCTCGTACCCCAGCAAGCGATATTCCCGGATGTCGGTGATGGGGTGCTGGGCTTCAGGAAATCAACTGCCGGCTCTCGCCCCGCCAGACCGCTGGCGTCGTGGCCGACGACGTATGATAGGCTTCGTGAAGGAAGATTATTGATCGATACCGAAGCGGACTGGGCGTGGACAGCGCTTGCCGCGAGCAAGATCATGAGGAATCGTATTGCGAACCTAATCATGGATTTTCTCTGAATTATTCAGTTGCAGAAGCCGTCGGCCATACAATGGCATCAAATACAGCTCGCGCCGCATCCGCATCCGGCGCTAGATCTATGTCTCGCTTCGATCTGAGGCGTACGGCCTCAATTGCGCTGCCAATGGACTGCCACTGCCGGAAAGCCGCATCGACGACGGCGGCAACGCCCGCGATATCCTCGGCCGTGACGCCGACTTCGGCACTCAGAAGAGGATAGTCAGCGGCAGAAGGACTTGTCGCGACGAGATATCTAGCGGCCTCGTCAGACTTTTGCTGATAAGTCATCGCCTGACCTGCGCCTGGAGTAATGTATTTCAGGCGGCAGGCTTCCGCATTATGATCGATCGATGCCTTGATGGTCGTCTTGATTTGATCGAGCGGGATCGGCGCGGGAGGCGTGATAGCCGGCAAGCCGTTGACAAAAGAAATTTGGCCGCCCCGAGACTGTCCTTCCAACAAGTCCCTATAGAGCTGTTCATCGATCTCGATGGAATTATCCGGAAATGATGCATGGATACCATCGATGTAAAAGCCGTTTGTGACCGGAGAGTAAAAAATCGTCATGGATTAAAACCCAACTGCAAAGAAAAAGGCACCACCATTGTTTGCCGCAAGAGTATCGATCAAGCGGGTGTACCAACGGAACGATGTAGTCGTGACAAGATCGGCGCCCCATGCATCGATAGTAGCGAAGCTGCCACTCGTGCCATCGGTCAGCATCACACCAAAACACGTGTTGGGGAATGCGATTGGCAACGTAATAGTACCGAAGCCGTTCGAATTTCCGGTGATTGTGCCCCACTGAAAAATGATACCCTCGCTCAGCTTGACGTAGCCGGACGCAACTAGGAGCTGTGCCGGAATGGTATTTGGAGTCTGAAGCTGCCAGAAGGCGCCATCCCATACCAAGTCCACCATCTGGCCGGGAGCCGTATCCCCAGTCCTGATATCAGCTCCGCTCATCAACTTAATGGTGGCGGCGGCAATACCGTTTGGACTGAATGTTGCCCCAGGAGAAAGCGCAACCGCTAGCTTCAGCGTAACGCGAAATCCCACACCGATGTTGGCCGGCACTGGGTTGAGTGTCGCGGTAACTGCACTTGCCGATCCCGCCGCAACTGCTGATCTCAGCACATTGGATTGAATAGCCTTTACTACCTGAGACAGGTCACCATTATCTGGCGTCAAACCTGCGGCTTGAATAAGATTGACAAGTTCTCGCTGTGGGTATTCGACGGCTCCCGCAGGGATAATCGACCCCTGAACACCGGCGGACGGATTGCCATTAACGAAAGGAGCGTTCGGATTGGATGCTTGATCGTAGGGTTGATTATATTTCATTCAAAAGGTGCCCAATAAAAAAGGCCCCACGCGGAGCCTTTAGTTGGAAAAACAGAGCGAATAGTCGCGGTCTGGGAGGATCGGGCAGCTATAGGCCCGTAAGAAAGATGCCGTTGCTATCAGTCAGCATGGTGCCGTTACTGTCGGTCAGGAATGACGCCGTGAGAAGCGAATAATCGAATGAAACTTCAGTCTGAGCAGGCTTCCACCGCCGAATAATGCATTCAAGGTCTGTGGCGAGCGCTATCGTCAACATATGGTCGACGCCAACCTCTCCACCGCCGGCTCCCGCTCTAAACCATGTCTCGCGGTTGTTGGTAAGATGTACGGTCCATTGATACCGAATTTCTGGATAGCCGATGACCCATCTATAATCGTTAGAATAGGGATCTATTCTCGTGTCTCCACACCGGCTCATGCCAGTCATGTATGGAGAATATTCCTGAATCCATATGGTATATCCTAAGCCACTGGCCACACTCAAGAAATATGGGATCGACTGGCCACCCTCGGAAGTCATTTTCTGAACGAGGGCAATTCTCCGGTCGGAAACAGTCACTGCTTCGGCGATGCATGGATCGGGAAGACCCCATGCAGTCTCCCACGAATCGAGCATTTCCGATGTGACGCGCGGATCGCTCTCGATCTCCAACAGATCGGCGGCCCTGCCATCCACGTACGCCCAGTTGCTGGCAAGACCGCTCAGCACTTTCATGAGCACTGCGCCTGGCTCGCGCGGCCATGCTGGCCCCGTTGGCATATTATCGGCCATCGCTTGCTGATAGTCTAACTGGCTACGCCTGATGTGAGTATCAGCCACCGTCACGTCAGGCATAGGTTATGGTCCCCAGCACCGCCATGCATCCATTGTTTGGCATTATCTGATCTGCCATGGTCAAGGTGAAGCTATCCACCCCTGAAGCGCCAAGGATCGCATCGGATACCCAAGCGGCATAGATTGTCTGTGCCGGCTGAGACACGCCGTTGGAGGAGTACGCAGGCTTTGCGCGATCAGCCAGCATGGCGGTGACGGCGTTCGCTATCGCAGCTCGCGTTGATACACTGTCTTGCTCTAGGTTGGTGATGGTGAAGCCAATGGGATAGAGCGTTGGCGCCAAGACGAATAGATCCTTCGTCGCGACTGGACGCACAGTATTCAGATACGCAGTGACGGTTGCGATATCGTCAGACGTCGGCAAGCCGTTATTCGCTGAGCGCAGGTCATCCATCATGAAGCGCACGGTCACTGTGCCGTCACCCATCTCTAGCGGCGAGCACCATGCACGCGTAACACCAGGAACCTCAAGCGTCCATGCCACATAATCGTCGGCGTCACCACCTTGCGGAGGCTTCTGAATGCGATCGAGCACGCGATTTCTCAGTGAACTATCACTCTCCGCATCTGTGCCTCCCGCGAGAGAAACAACAGTCGCTGTGCCATCGACGCCAGAAAGCGCTGTGGTGATCGACAGTGACGTGCCCACATCAAGATTGCCATTCGCACCGGCAGTCTGAGCCTCAATATTTCCTGTGGTGGCACCAGAGCCCAACGTAATATCGGCCGTGGTCTCGAAAGTGATAGCGCCGTTACTGAGTTCTGTTCCAGCAGAAATGACAGCACCGGCCGCACCCGTGAAGGTTGCCGTGCCGCTTGAATACGTGGCCTGCTTACGCCCATTTTTCAACCAGATCGCTGCATGACGATCAAGCCACTCGGCCTCAGCTGTATCAGGTAGCAGCTGCTTTGCCAGCCAATCCAGATACTGCAGCGTCAGGTGCGCCATAGCGCTATTGCCGTCCGTCATGATGCGAAGCGGACTATTCGGGATGATCGAGCCGAGTTGAGTGGCCGAAATCATCTGGTCGCGACCGCGCTTTCGCAGCGTCGCTAGATCAGGGGTAGACCAAGTCAAGATATGTCATCCCATAAATCTTGGAATTGTAAAGAGACTAGGGACTTATTACCCCTATACAGCACGATCGAAGCAGATATGCTTGTATCGTTATAGCGCTGTACATCTACTTCCAATTTCGTTGCTATTTTTCGATCAAGAAATGGCTGCAAACACTCGATTAGATACGTCTTCGCCCGCGCCACAGTGGCGCCATACTTGTAATTTTCATCAGTGATCTTCGCCCGGCTCAACAGCCAGAGGCGGCTACCAACCTGCCATCCAGCCCAAATTTCCTCGGCGTCTGTATCTCCCCACCAGCCGCGCAGATCCGTGTCGCCATCAACTGGCAACTCATCATCGGCGTTGGCGCGTCGATCTGTGCCAATGGCCATCAGAACAGCAGAGACAAGATCGTGAGTGCTATCGAGCGTGCTCTGGTCGGTTGTGAGCCAGTCCAGGGAAATCGCTTCCGTACTCTGGCTAGGCGCAATGCGAATATTGCTCAAGCCGGTACTCCCGTGTTGCCACTGCCGGGCGTAACTCCGGTGTGAACGTGATCGAAACCGATATCCTTGCCATTATGCGTAACAGTTCCGCCCTCGATTGCCACGCCGGCCGGTGAGATCGTCATGGTGACGCCGCCGGCTATAATGGTTAGTGGGTTTCCTGCGGTGTTGATGTTGATGCCACTTGTGGAAAAATGGATTTCCGCGCCGTTGTAGTGATAGAGCGTCACATCGCCGGGAGCGCGTCCCTTGGGGCGACTACGGCGATCGCCATAGGCCAAAACGACAGGATGAGACCGGCTGCCGCCGACAAAACCAATGATAGCCTCTGCGCTGCCATCGCTGCCGCTTTCCGCCGGCACTGCGGTGAGACCGTAGCTTTCGAAATGCTCGACATCGGAAAGGCTTTCGTCTTGTAGGCCCACGACATCAAGCGTTCGCAGCTTTCCGCCATCCTTGACGGATTTTATGCTTCCGCGTGCAATTGTCATGAAAATCTCGCGTGTGCGCTAGAAGATGACTTCCTGGCCCTTTGGACCATCTGTCGTTGGTGGCGTCGGAGTGACCGGCGTAGAGGTTGCCTTTTGCGCCTCGGTTTGCTCTGGCGCCGTGCTCTGCACATCGACAGGCGAGCCAATCCATTTCTGCGCAATAAGGGTGGTGCGCGTTCCGGCCTGATCCTGGGTAAAGGTGACCTCGGCAATTTTCAGATCGGACGTCTTCAGCATCAACATCGGGGAATCGATCGAGATTTGATCGAACACCTCTGGCAAATTGCCGGTGGAGAGTAACCATCCTTGGTAGACGATGCGGACGATGACTTGCTGGCTGAGTGAAAGCAGCTGGCAATAACCGGCAGCCTGCTTCAGATCATCACTGTCGGCTGGAATGTCGGCTTGTATCTGTTTGTCTGTGCTGTAGTTCGAGCCCTTGGCATCAGCTTTGCCATAATAGGCGCCGCGGTTCTGCGCTGGCGTGCTATTGTCGCTACCGCGCTGTTGTCCTGTAACAGAAATGCTCGTATCAGGCGCGTTCTGAGCAAGACAGCTCGCAGCAAGAATATTGCGACCTTCGACAAATTCTGCGGTCGGTTTTTTATCAGTGTTGCCGCGTGCAACTAGATCGCCATTCTTGTCATCATGAAGCCAAACACCTCGATATTTCGATAGCCTAGACAGAAGATTGAATATCGTCTCGCCTGGCTCAATATTGACGTATTTGAACGGCTTGCTCCACCAAGACGGCGGATTGAGCACTTTCAATGTCACGCCGACCGGCGCCAACACCTTGTTGGCGATGGCCTGGAAACTGTAATTTTTGAACTCGCCATCCTTCAGGGGGACGGACTGCCTAACAGCCTTCAGAACCTGCGACGCGAACGTCACTCGTATGGAATGGTTGTTGGCGTCATACGCGACCTGGCGCTCATGAATGTGACCAGATGCGAACAGCTGGCCGGCAAGCTTCACGGTGGCTGCGTCGCCGGGTTTGATTTGTAGTGACTGCCCGACCGCACCGTTGGTGCCGACCTTTTCCGTCACGCTTATCGTAACCATGCGCACAACTGGGTTGCTGCTCGCGGTCGCCGTTACCGAGTCCCAATCACGGAAAATCTTCCCGTTGATCGTGACTTCGCACGTCTCTTCAATTTTGGGCAAAACGGATTACTCCGTGAGCGCCCTGATACTGGCCGGCATGAAAGCCGGATGAACTGGGCTGTTTTCATTGATGATTTCGTCGGCACGGCTTGCGTCGCCATATAAAACATTCGCCAGGGTCAGCGCCGTGCGGCGCTTGCCGAATGTGTACGTGGCCAGCTTTGGAAGCTGACTCGCGCGCTGCGAAAGGTCATAAGCAACTGCGCCATGAAGCGCGATAAATGCCTGATAAACCGCAGATTCAAGATGATCCGCGGCGTAGTCTTCGATTGCCTCGAAGTCATCAACCATGCGGGCGAGGATAGCCTCAGCCTCGCTACGACTGGTCAGGATGGCATTCGATACCGCCCTACTCTCCTCCGCAACGCACATCCTAAGCAGCATCTGCCGCATGGTGACGCCAGTGGCATAACTTGGAGTCAGGGCCGAGATGCTTGATCTTATTCCGTAGAACTGATTTGCCGTAATGCCGGCTGTCGTGGCAGAGGTGAAGCATGCAAGCGCCGTCGCGCCGATCGATCCTGCCTGCAGCAAGGACTTCGCATCAACTTTGAGCGTCGTGCACGCCCTATCGAGCGCCGCTCCTTCTTCGGTCGTACCAGAAGTCAGCGCTGACAAGTTGGCCGCCGTGCTTTGCAGGATCGCTACGGCTTCATTCAATTCGGAGCGGGTCAAGCTATTATCGCAGTATCTGCGGCAGTGGCGGCAGCGCTACCCGCGCTGTCAGCCGCGCTAGAGGTTGCGGATTGCGTATCTGCGGCGGCCGGCGTGTAGGGACTGGTTCCGGCTTCGACGAGCATGATTTCAAAGCGGGCCATGCCGCCCTCTTCTCGACTTTCGGAAACGCTGTAGCCCTCGCAGACTACATTCATGATCCCCATGGTTGGGTGGATCAATGTGCCGCCGCCCTCAGTATCAAGGGCGGCGATCAGCAATTCTCGATCGATGAAATAGTCGTCGCCAATGACGTAGGCGGAAATTGAGAACTTCCGCGCGCGACGACCCATATCTTCGGTGTATGGGTCGTCGCGCTTCGCGTACTCATGCGTTACTGTCCGCCGACCGCCCGCCTTAGAACCGCCTTCGACATGGAACGGAGCGCCGCGAAACGACGCCGGAAGCAGCAATTGCCTCCAGAGTGGAGATGCCATGTTTTTTCCTTGGGTGTCGGCGCGCTAGAACGACACGGACTTGCCGCGGTCAATTTTTAGGCCCTGAAAGAGATCACTATCACTCTGCTTCACCGTGACTGGATGGTCTTTGCTATGGACGTGAATATCCACCTTGCCGGTCTGCGGCTTGGCAGAGGCGATTCCGCCGCCAAGACCCGCATTCGCTGCTTCTTTTGCGAGCGACTTGCGAAGGGCGTTCGCGATTGCCGCGCGTCCATTGAACTGACGTGGCCCTTGGTCAAGCGGTCGTTCATATTCCTTGATGGCCAAGCGAAGGACTTCCTGGGCGCTGCCGGCCTTCACAGCTCGATCCCAGATGCCCATCTTTTTCATTTCCCAGATCATGGCTTTGGTCTGGTCATCCATGCCGGCACTGCGCACATCAATGCCCGTGCCCTTTAGAATGTCACGCACGCGGGGCATGTGCCATTGTGCGCCGCCGAACGCAGTCGCGCGGCCGCCTACGAAGTCGCCGCGCTGGGCACCACCATAGGCAGACTCGGCGCCCATAGTCGCGGCGGCCCACGTTATGGCGTTATCGCGGGACATGCCGGCAGCCATCAAACTATCGACGATGCCCTTGGCGCGCTGGGCCTTACTGCCGGTAGGGATCGGTCCCGTTCCCGCTCCGCTTATGTCGAAGCTGCCACCGATGCCGCCGCCGCCAAATACGGAGCGACCGCCGCCATATGATACGTTCTGAAGGCCATCTCCACCTATTCCAGTGCCAGCGCCACCACCGAGATAGCTTTGAGTGAAGGCAATCATACCGAGCTCGACACCCTTGGCCAGGACGGCCACAGCAGCACTATCGCGCGCCGTCGACGCACCAACAAACGCCGCCTGCAGTCCTGGATGGTAAGCGGCTGGATGAACCATGCCACCAGAACCGTCGAAGCTGGACTTCTTAGCACCAGGCAGCGGCGCCCAGAAAGGAACATCTTGATCAGATCCGGATTGACCGGAACCAGATCCGGAACCTGATTTCCACCACTGCATCAGCTTATCGGCAGGGCTACCCTTCACAATGCCGCCGCTCGATTCACCGATATCACCAAATGGATTTTTGAACCCGCTCGCCCAATCGGCGACGCTCTTGATGTCGTCAAACAAATCATGAAAATTCTTGGCGGTTCCGGCCCAGTCGATCTGTTTTACGGCGTCGACTACATCATGGAAAAAAATCTTGACGTCGCCGACATGGGCATCGGAGAAGTCCTTAAAAGCATCGGCTGCTGCAATAATTTGCGGTGCCAATTCGCCGCCGACCGAGTTCTTCAAATTTTCGAATGTGGCGCTGAGATGCGAAATAGCATCCTGAAACGCCTCTGCCTTCTTTGTATCTTCCTCTGAAGGCACATAGGTATTCTTGCCGGCTGCGGCCATGCGACGATCAAGCGATGCTTTGCCATTTGCTCCAAATTCGGCAAAATCACCGGTGCCAAAAAACAACTCAGACAACGTGCGTCGAGACTGAGCGTTCTTCTGCATCGCGAGATAATTAAGTTCTTTCTGAACTACCTCGTCGTTGGATTTTGTGTTCGCCAGATCGTCGGCAATGCTTCTACCACCACGAAGGCCGGCTATGGCTCCGTAGCTTCCTTGGCGCAATCGCATCGCATCGGCGTTACGCGCGGCGAATGACAATCCCGATGCAACAGAGTCGGGATCGATCGCAAGGCCGTCTGAAACCTGCTGCATCTTCTGAAGCGTGGTGACGGCAATGCCGGTCTCATGCGAGAACTTCCGCATGCGCACGGCATTATCGGCGAACGAGCGAACAGCAGTTCCGACCGCTGTCAGCGCGCCAGCAGCAGTAAAGGCCCCGGCGCCGAGAGCGCCGAGTCCGAGGCCAGACGTCAAGCCGCCGAAACCATTCGTGACGGCCTTACCAAGGCCATCCGCCTCTTTGCGCAAGCCTTCTAGCTGCTTGCCGACCTGCTTCATGCCGTCTGGAACCTTGACGTCCTTCAGGCGGTTCACAAGGTTTTTCAGGGGCGCGGAAAAGCCGTCGATAACCTTTGCCGGAAGTATCAAGGGCTCAGTCATCGCGCGTACTCTCCAGGTATTTCAAGGTGTAGCTGTGCAATTCCGCCAACTCATGGTGCGGCCGCGCCAGAAAATCGAACGGGTTGACGTGGAACGTCATAGCCAGATCGATAGCCATATTGACGGAATCGTCGGCTACACCGGCACGAAAAAAGACGTTAGGAGCCACCCAAGGCTAATCAGATCCTTGGGCTTGAGCTTTGCCACCGAAGAAGGAGGCACATCGGCAAGGCGGCTAATCATAGCCGCCATGCGCTTGTCGTCGACGAGGACTCGCGGCGGATCGCTGATGGGGTCGAACTGAATGGGATTCCCCACAGCTATGACATCGGCGCCGGTCGGCTCTCGGAGCGTGAATTCCTTCACTTGCTCGCCATGCGCTTCGATTTCATAATCGAAGGGGAATTTGAGTTTTCCGTTTTCCCAACCAGCCATTAGTTACGTCCCTTCCTGGCAGGAAACGCCTTCAAAGCGGATCTTCACCTTGCCGTCGACCGTTTCCATGGGTAGATCGCCGGCCTGCCACGCGTTTTTCAGCGTGTAGGTATGGCCGTTGGCGATTTCAGCGGTGACAGTTGCAGAGGTGATCCCCTTGACGTCGGCAATCTTCCAATCGTCTGTCAGGGTGAAGTCGCCCTCGATGTATGGAACGACCGGCATTTCGGAATAGCCATGCACGTAATCCTGACCGGCGATGCCCGTCCTCGTAACCGAGGACGGCATGATCACCATATTCCCGCGCAACGGGTATTGCCTACCGTCTACTTTGACGTAGGCGGTGCCTGCGGCTCTAAGTGCCATCTGTTGTTATCCTTTAGGAAGCGCTGGAATATTGCAGCCGGAATTGTGCAAGCACTGCGAAAATGCGCAGGCCATTGATGATGTCCGGCGGATATAGGACGTCGACGCGATCGGGATTGGTGCTGTTGCGCTCAACCACAAGATTGGAGGCGAATGCGTCCAGGTTTTCCACGAGGCCGTCATATTCCATGTCGGAATATTCCGATACGAGCTCGGCCTTGATGATCTTCGGTGTGACGATCGCTTGACCGGATGCGAAGACGGTGCCGTCATTTGCCAGCTTGTGACGTGGATACTTGGAAGTGATAGCACCCTTCAACCGGCGAAAGATCTCGGCCAGGGTATAGAGGGTCGTCGCCAGAGCATAGGCGTTGTCAGCCTGACCGTAGCTATTCTTCTGGTATCTCATAGCTTCGCGCATGATTGCGGGATAGCCGTTCGAATTGACCTTCTGAATAGCGATGCCAACCGAAACCAGATTGTTCAGCTGTGTTGCGTTGAACCGCTGCTCGGAAGGCGCGGGCAGAACGCCGGTCATTTCCAGGGTCTGCAGCGGACGTGCCGGGTCGTTCGCCAGGCCGCGGATGGCGGCCGACGTATAGGCAGCTGTCCAATCCCAGATCGGCGACGGCGATGCCGGCTCGACGGCCAGCACGCTTTCGACGGCGGAATTGCCAGTCGGACCCCAAGTCATAAGGTTGCTGTAGGTATCGCGGCGGGCGCTCCAGACGGCGCCATAAAGCTCGCGCATCCAACCCCAGCGGCCGGTATCACCGAAGCCATATTCGATGTCGAAAACGGCAAGCGTTCCGCTATCGGTATATGGCAGACCCACGAAGTCATACTGCGTTTCGCCAAGGGCGACGATCGCATTATCGAAAGTCGGAACACCGGCGCCATTGGTGGCCGCAGTGTGGACAAGTGTAACACCTGCCGGCAGAGACTGACCGCCATTCGAACCGAGATAGGTATCGGTGACAACGATGTCGTTGCCTGTCGCACCCTTCCACTGGCATGTATATGTGACAACGCCAGCAGCCGCAGCAGCAGTCGACGGCAGGGTCGTCATGGCATTGACGGCGGCTGCAATATTCGTTGCGATCGTGGATGCGGTGTCGCCACTCTTCACGCCTACCGGGACAAGCTGGCCGGCAACGTAGAGCGAAATGATACCGGATGCCGTCGCCGTTCCAGAGACAGTTGTCGTCTGCGTGGCTGCAACACCGCCCGTTGGGTCGTCGACTGCCATGCAATAAAGCAGTGCCGAAGGATAGACCTTGAACAGGCGATAGACCATGCGCTCAAGCATAGAGCCTTCGCCGAACAGCTTCTTGGCGATCTCGACCGAACCGATGGCGTAAACCTTGTTCGACACGGCGGTGCCGGCGGCGAGTTTCTGGCCGATAAAGATCGCAGGATGGCTTGCAGTACTGGCCGTGCCAGCCTGCGAAGAATCGACTTCCGCGTAGAAAAGCGGAACGTTCCATGTCGCGGGGAATGAATTGAAAGAAACAGACATTAAGAATTATCCGTTTTCGTGCTGATGCTCGACGCCTTCGGGGCTGCCGGCTCGCTCTTTGCGATGGCTCCATCCTTGATCAGGCGGAACGTGAATTGATCTGCGAGCCAATCGGCGCCACCATCAGGAAGGCTGCCGGAGACAGGATGGCTCAGCTTCGCGCCCGGCTGTGCGGGAACGACAAAAACCGTTTTGCTCATGTGGTGGTGATCTTTTTCGTTAGGACGCTGGGAGATTCCACGTCCTGTTGAATGTGTCCGCTGCAGGGTCATTGTTCGGCTTTGCCGTGACGCCGAGTGTCGAGAAGTTGTCAGGAATGACTGGATCATAGATCCAGCGATAGAAGAACTGGAACTCCAGCTGCAGCTCGAGGAAATAGGACTCGCCATCCTTCTCGTAGATGCGGCGGCGGCGCATGCCATTGATGGATTCGAAACGGAAGCTCTCATCTGCAGCGAAACCGACAAAGGTCGGGTCGGTCAGAAGCGTCGTTTCGATCGCGTCAATGTCGGAATCGATAATTCCGTCAATGACGGACGGATCGTTAAAGCCGCGCGAGACCGCGACAATGATAGTCGCAGTGACACCAAATTTCGGCGGACCGGCGTTTGCATCGCCATCCGGATCAAGGCGCTCATCGGCAATGAAAATCGAAAGGGCCGGCAGATCATCAACCGATAGCGTCGGCGTACCTTGCTTGCGAACCGTCGCGTATCCAGTCAGCGTCGACAGGCGGTTATAGATCGCCTCTCTGATAGCCGTGGTATGACTGGTCATCTGACCTCTTTCAGCCTTAGCTCGGCGCCGCCCTGGCCATCGGGGAATGATGCGTCCACTTTGTAGGTCTTCCCGTTGAGGGCGATCTTGTCGCCCTCTCGCGGAGGCACCGTGAAATCGCTTAGGCGAATTCCAAGCGTGACATTCGTCGATGCCATTTCCGAACCATCAGCCATCATCACGATTGCCTCGGAACGATCATAAACACCGGTGGCGGTGTAAGGCGGGGCGCTTGGCTGGGATTTTGTAGGCGTGACCGTTACAATCACGCCGAAAGCCGCCATGCATGGCGACAAAACGAGGTTGTCAAAATCCATGGCGGCCTGACTTCTTAGCTGGCTGTGCCCGTGTACAGGACTTCCGGACGCGTGCAGATGAACAGCGGATAGCTGTAGATCTCGAATTTCGTCCAGGCGTTGCGGTCACGATCGGGGATCGTGAGAGCGTACTGCTCTTGGCCGAACGTGTTGATCCACGGTTCGAATTCCGCCGGGCCGTAGGCAACCTGGAAGAGGTCACGCACGCCGACCGGAAAGAAGATCGCAGCGTTGTCGCCAACCGCGATCGTCGACTTGTCGTCGGTGCCGCGGTAGTTGTGGAAGTAGATGCCGCCGAAATAGAAGGCATCGAACACGCTCGCCTGCGTGGTGCGCAGACCTTCTGCAGCCTGCCAGTTCTGGTAGGTCAGCTCGACGGAAGGATGCTTGACCAGTGCGTCAAAGAACGCATCGCCGACGAGAGCATGAATAGTCGTGCTGTTCGTAAAGCCGCCTTTGGCTGCGCGAGCCATGCCGCGTGCGATCTTCTTGGTGAGATCGTTCACGTTGATCGAGGAGTTCGAGAACGCGAACGCGACATCAGCATTAGGGGTGATGCCCCACTCGGCGAACCAGTCGATCAGGACGCTACCGTCCGAATCCAGCCACTTACCCTGCAGCGCGCCGAGGCGTGCATACTCAGCCGTAATGTCGAAGTCGTCCTTCAGACGCGACAGACGGCGGGCCGCTTCGGCCTGAACCTGCATCAGCTCCGTTTCCGTGCCGAACTGGCGGATGCCGTTCAGCTGCTCAGCGTAGAGCGTGAAGGACTTCGCCCAACGCCTGGTGCTGAAATTGCGGATATCGCGCTTGTCATCCTGCAGCTGCGTCGGCGGCGCACCGATCTGCGACGTCGGAATCAGCTGCATGAAGCCGTCGCGCTTTTCGATCGCGATGCTCCGGGTGTTGGTCGGAACGGGCTCGAAAATATTGAGCTCGTTCAAGAACTGCGGCTTGTAAGGGATTTTTTCAAGCGCAGTGGTCAGCGATACGGTGTGAAACGCATCGCTGTTAAAAATGTCCATGCTTGCCATTAGATAAAGTATTCCTTTAGCGAACGGAAATGCCGAGCGCGGCCAGCTGTGCGTTCTGGGTGGCGATCTCAGTCGGGGTGTCGATCGACGCATCGCGCGTGAGGTGCTTGCCGTTCACTTCGCAAGTGCGGGTGAAGGCTGTCACGGCATGATCGGCGCTGGTTGCGTCGACACGATAGCCGACGATGGCAGCCGCGACCTGAGAGCCATCCGAAGCCGCGGGAACAGAAGGGATATACTTGCCGGTGGCGGTAATCTTGCCGACAACGGTGCCTGGCTGAAGAACGCCAGCGCCGGAGGCAATCGTAATGACGTCGCGCGAGATATAGCCAGGCGCTTCGGTAACCAGGAACTCAAGGCTCCATGGCTGCTGAGTAAAAGTGGTCATGTCTGAAATTCCTTAGCGCTTGCCGAGCTTTGCAACGGCTGCATCCCAGCCCTTGGCGACATCTTCGGCCTTGGTTCGAACGACGGCGCCACGAGCGTTGCTCGTGCGTCCTTCATTCTCTGCGCGTGCCTTGAGAAGGCGGCGGCGCACCTCTGCCACCGGAACAGCCTTCGTGAGGAAGCCGGCGGTCAGGTCGTCACGGCCGGCGAGCGCGCACAGATCGGCGACGCGGCGAGCATAAGAAAGACCCTTGACCGAGGCGCGCGCCTTACGGGCGGTCGGCTCGTCGTCGTCTTCCTTGTTGTCGTCGTCCTCGTCGGAATCAGCGCGCTTGTCGTCGTCATCGTCGACGTCTGCCTTCATGTCGTCGTCATCGTCATCGGCGCTGAGATCGTTGTCGTCATCGGCGCGTGCCTTGCGAGCTTTGCGAGCCTTTCGGGCGTCAGACGGCTTGTCGTCGTTTTCATCGCCGTCTTCGGCGTAGCCGTCATCTTCGGCCTTAGCCAGGAGTGCGGAGAGCGCGTCAAGCTTTGCCGACAGAGCGGCAATGGCCGCTTCGGTCTTGTTCTTTCTTGGCGTTACAGCCATAGCAATTCCTTTATGCATGGCAGTTTCAACTGCCGCACGTAAATGTTGTGGAACGAGTTTGAGGTTGATCGACGCCTGCGAGGGATCGATGACCTCGTCGCATAGGCCGAATTCAACGGCTTCCTGGGCGCTCAAGAGGCGGTTCTCTTTCATCAGAGCGAGAACATCTTCCTCCGATTGCCCGGTTTTCTTTGCGTATGCCTCAACGTAGCGATCGGTCAGCCTTTGCAGATCTTCCGAAGCAATCCTGAGCTCATCCGCCGTCCCGCCTGCGCCGGCGCTGTACGGCTCATGGATCAACATGAAACCGTTGCTGGCTATCTCGATGCGATCCGCTGCCATCGCAATGAGCGTGGCAGCGCTTGCCGCTAGACCTTCAATGCGCGCCGTGATCTGCGCTTGGGACATCGACAGGATCGTAAAAATCGCCTCGGCAGTGAATACATCACCACCCGGCGAATTGATCCTGACGAGCACCTCGGCTGGATTGCCGAGAGCTTTGAATTCGGCGTCGAACCATTGGGCGGTGATACCCTCCCCGGTCTCGTCGGCGCCGATGCCGCTGAACAGGCAGATCTCAGCGGGTGACGGCGCCATAGCCATCGCCCTCTTGTTTCGGGTCATCTGGTAGCCTGCCCTTCGAGTTGTTCTTGTTTGGATTCGGCCTCGTCCGGATCGCTGTCGTCTGCCGGCGGCGTCTTGGACAAGGACTGTCCAAGCGGGCTGTCGGTCAGCAGGATTTCGAGATCGCGGACGCGCTTCTGGTCGGCTGCAATGCGGCGATCGGTTTCCTCAGGATCGTAACCGAGCTCCTCAATGACATCGCTGCGAGCCTTGAAGCCGTTATCGACCAGCAACTTTTCTGCTTGGCCGTCCTTCAGAGGGTCGATCCAATCGAACCGTGGTGGAATCCACTTGACCTTCAAGTAATTCCGTCGCTTCTCCAAAAAGTCCGGAATGTCGATCTCGCCGCTGATCACGGCATCCGTCAGCCAGCGCGCCCAAACCGGGCGGCACATCTGAAAGACCATGCAACTATGCTGAAGCTGCGTCAGACGGTTGCGGAACTCGACAAGGGCTTGTCGCGATGACGAGTAATTCGTCTTCGCATTGTCACCGGTCGTTGACGTGTATGGAACACCCATGCCCGTCGACGCCGCCAGAAGGTTTCGATACTGGAACGGCTCGTACGAGTTGCCGGCTTCGGCCGGATCGCTAAACTTGATGTCTTCGCCCGGCAGAAGGCTCTGAATTGTGCCCGGCTCAAGAACCGGAAACGGTCCCGGCTCGCCGTTCGGCGCGAAGTCATCCTCGTTTTCGTCGAACATGGCGTCCGGCGCCGCGCTCGTGACGAAGCCTGCATACATCGCGGCGAGCTTTTTTCGCTCAAGCTCCGCGTCGTCGTATTGGTCGACGAGGAACAGCTTGACGATCGATGGCGTGATCCAAGGAACACCGCGCATCTGCCCCGGCCGAAGCGGCCGATAGATATGCAAGACCTCGTCGGCCGGCACCCTGACGTAGGTCAAAGGATGGACGCGATAGTAAGGGTCGCCGGGATAAACCGAATAAAACCAGTAGGCGACACGCCGATCGTTGCCGTCTAGCTCGATGCCATTGATGATCTGGTTGCCATCGTCGGCCATGTGGTTCTTGTTGTAGGCGAGCATCTCGCTTTCGAGCAGCTGCAGTTGCAGCGGCACGCCAGGCATGTTGTTGCTGCCGGATCGGAAGCGAATGAAACACTCACCGGCCTCAAATAGCGCGCGGGCGACAAGCGCCTGCAGGCCGTAAAAATCCGTCTGTCCGGTAAAGTCAGCCTGATCGGTCCATTCGCGCCACAGCAGCTGTAGCTCGTCCTTCATGGATGCATCGTCGAGCAACGGTGACGGCTTGATGCCGGCGCCAACGAGATTGGCTACAAAGGATTCCGCGGCAGACGCCACGTATGGATTGTTCCGCAGAAGGTCGCGGGACCGTGCACGCAACTGCTCGCCGTCCGCAGACACAAGCTGCGTCATGCTGGCGCGGGTCGGCTGCCACGTCGACAGCCGGCGGCGCATCTGGGCGCCCTCGAAACCCATGCCGGTATAGTAAGCTTTGGCCGATTTGGTCTTTTGACCGAAACCGAGCGACTTCAGAAGAGAAAATGCCAATGCCTCGCCCTCAAAGTCGCTTGCATGTGATAGGACGGAACTGGCGCTTGATCTTCGTGCCGTTCAAGTCGGCCTCTATCAGCGCCTTGAGCTCAAGCATTTGCTGCAAGTCTCGATACTGCACTGACTTGCCCTGATAGCTGACACTCGTCGCGCCAGCCGCAATCGCGGCGCAAAGCGCCGCGTATTGGGCCTGTGTGTATGTGGACATCGAAAATCCTAGAGATAGCTCGATCGGCTGATGCGCCGAACCGGCCCGCGCCTACGCGGCAATTGCGCCACTGGCGGCGCTGCTGATGGTAGCGGGCGCGCCGGCGATATGGCGGCCGGAACCGGTTCCGGAGCAACGACATTGTCATTGGCCGGTACTGGCGGTTCTTCGACCGGCTGTTGCTCGGCCTTCGGCCGGCGAACGATATCAAGCTTGGTACGCAACGATTTCAGGGCAGCGTAGGCGTAGACAAATGTGTCGAGCGCCTCGTTTCGCTTGCCTGTGCCGCAGACCCAAACTCGGTACGGTCTACCGTCGCGATAGCGCGTTACGGCTTGCTCCGCAGTCAGCTGAAAGAAATAATCAGCATCGACGGCTTCTGCCTGCGGGAAATGGATATAGCCCGGCGCAGCCGCTGGAATGCGCAGGCGGCCGTAAATGGCATCCTTAGCGGTATCCACGCCGACAATGAACAAGGTTTCGTTGGTCTTGGTTTTTGACGCACGAGTAGGCCAAACAGGCTTTGCGCCAGGAGCACCCTTGATGGGCCAGACACGACGGGCCTTTCGGCTCTTGCAGAAGGCCAAGACCATCGCCGCATGATGGCCGCCGGTATCGATGGCAACCGAATGCGTTCGGATCGAGCGCCCAGATTCCGTATGCAACGGCGTCAGCAAGTATTCGTCCAGGCGCTTCCATGTGTCTTGCTGTGACGGATCGCCATGCAGGACCATGTAGTCAGCAACCCAAGCCTCTTCGCCGTCACCCCAAACAACGGTTTGAATTTCAAGGCGGTCGCCCTGGACGTCGACGCCAGCAGTAGCAACGCGAACGGTGTCCGGCAGCGAATCCCTGTCGTATGTTTCGATGCGCGAAAGAAGCGGCCCTGCCGATACGGTTTCGCCACGCTCTTCCCAGGTTTCGCCTAGAACGGTATTGGTCCAGACCTTTAGAAGCTCCGGATGATCCTTTGCTTCAATGAATTCGGTAACGATCTCTTCGAGCTTCACCCATGGTGACAACAGGCCTGGAATGTGGAAACCGGCGGTTCCCTTGAATTCCGCAGTCGCGCGCCACTCACCTTGTCGGATGGCGGCCCAGCGCTGCGCGTCGTTCCAAAGCGCCCCACACTCCTCGCAGACATAATGTGCCGTTTCCGGCTTGTGCCCCTCATGGGAGTTCCAGTGAACCTGTGACCACTTCAGATATTGGTCTTCACCACATTCTGGGCAAGGAATGAAATATCGCCGCTGATCGCTGTTCTGAAACTCGCGATCGATGACGCTTTCCCCTTTAATTGTAGGGGTGGAACCAACGAGCGTCTTGCGGTTCCAGAATGTCAACTGGCGCTTCTGTGCCAGTTTCAACGGGTCACCTTCGTCGCCGGCCGATACCGGATAGCGGTCCACCTCGTCGGCGAGCACGATACGAATAGGTCGAGATGCAAGGCTTGCCGGCGAGTTGGCACCGACGATGGTGACCTGACCGCCTGGGAACGACTTATGCAGCATCGTGTTGCCGCTGTCGCGCGCCTTGTTGTCGGACACCTTGGCCGTCAAAGCCGGCGTATCACGAACCATCGGCGCCAAGCGATCCTTTGACCATGCCTGCGCCATCTCGAGTGTCGGCTGCATGATCAGGACCGTCGAAGGGTCCTGATCGATATAGTAGCCGATGGTATTGTTCAGGATCTCGGTGTAGCCGACCTGGCTGCCCTTGGAGATGACAACCTTCATCACCTCCGGATCGGCCATGGCGTCCATGATGCCGCGCTGATACTCAGCCCTTGCCGTTACCCACCTTCCGGGTTCGGCCGACGCTTCGGGGCTTAGGCGTCTTTCCTTGTCGGCCCACTCGCTTATGGTCAGGTTCGGCGGCGGTGTCAGCACCGTCCAGCAATTCGTCTGGATCGCCCGGTGGGCTGAATGTCCAGTCTCGGAGGCGGGTGCCTGCGAGTTCTTCAAGAGCGTTGTGGACTTCATTCTTCACCACGTCGCGTACAACGACCGTTGACGTCTCCCCCACAACCAGTGGCGCGACCTTTGATGGAATGGTCAAAATCTTCGCCCTGACGCGAGCAAAGGCCGACGTGACGGCCGAAACCATTTCAGCCAGCGGCGCGAGCTCGCCACGCGTGACGGCGTTCTGAAGCTCAAGTCTGTCGGCGGCTTCCTTGTCTTTGCGAGCGCGCTCCTGCTCGCCGTCAATCTTGCCGGGCGGCAAGGCCTGCGCGGCTTCGCGGCCGGCCGCAACTTCTCGCAGGTGGCGGATATACTCGACCCGAGCCACATTGAGATCATAGGAGCTACGCGTCGACTTCGTGATCACGCCGCGGGCCACGAGATCGGCCGCCGTGCGTGTGTTCACGTCGATGTGGTCAGCAACTTCCGCAATTGTGGCCATCGTCTCAACGCTCCGTTGCGCTGGAGCGGAAACATGATGGCCCCCCTCCATTTTTTCGTCTGTACCTAGAAATGGAATGCGGTGGCGCGATACCTGAGGGTGGTTTTGGCGGGAAGGACCCGCCACTTTTTAGGAGATGTGCCCTCCTCGCCTCACTTCCGAAGTGCACCCTTGACGGCGTCCAGCATGGCGGCTTGCGTTCGCATCTGCATCTGCGCCATCATGACGCGCTTGAAATCCTCGTGCATCGGAACTGCCTTGGGGATTTTGACGCTGCTCTTGAGCACATAGAGAAGTTTCAGATGTCGTCGCTTGCCCTTGCCCACAGGAGCATAGACCGCATCGCCTTTGCGGAACGCACCTTTGACATTGCGTGGACGCTGCGATGCAACAACACCACGAGATCCGATACGCTGACCAGCAACAGGCACAGCCACTGCGCCACGCTCAACCGACTTATTGCCGCCATCGGCATGCAACGAGATATTGCCGCGGCCATTGGCGCGCTTGTCGGTGATAGCAATGCTGAGATTTGTTTTGGTGGACGTCTCGACGCCAAGAGCCCATTTGATGAAGCTCTTGTTTCGCATGGTCACATGCTGTGGCCAGGTCTGGTTTACCAGAACTTCACGCGTCGCAAAGGCGGATTGGTTCAACGCCTTGCTGATGCCGAACGCCATTTGTTTCGGCGAAGCATTAAGTCTACTGGCGGCTCTTTCGAATGCAGACGTGTCGAGTTTGACCAGATCCGCCATGATCAGACGCCTAAAATTGGTTGCGGGGGCAGGATTTGAACCTGCGGCCTTCAGGTTATGAGCCTGACGAGCTACCGGGCTGCTCCACCCCGCAATATTGGTCTAGGTGGCAGGGTTCGAACCTGCGACCCCGTGATCCCAAATCACGTGCGCTACCAGTCTGCGCTACACCCAGTAATCGTTACAGCGCCTTTGCGAGCGCCACGACCTCATCCCATGCATGCAGATCGACACCGAGTTTGTCATAGACGGCCTTGATCTTGGCCGCCGTGGCGACAAACTCGTCGACCACTGCCTTGATATCCGCTTCGGCGCCAGCAACGAGTGCGGCCGCATCGGAAGCGACAACGCCGGCAGCCTGGGACACGGCGGCTTCAACGGTGGCAACGACTGGGGCTGCCTGTGCAACGGCATCGGTCATTTCGGATTTTCCTTTTGTGAAGAGGCTTTTCAGCCAAGCGATGAATTTGGACATAGTGATTTCCTTGCGGACAGAGCCGAAAAACCAAAAGCGGCGAGGAGGAAACCGGTTTATCTTTCCGGACCTCAACTCGCCGCATGATCGCCAGTCGCCGGAGGAGACAGCGCCAGGCAATAGAGCCACCAACGATGCGCGTCCGCAACGCCGTCCTGTCATTACAGGTGCTAGACATAACCACGAGGGCCAGAGGATCATGGGTTTGACATAGTTACGCCCGGCTCACACGTGGCCGAGCGTCCGTCGCAATCATTATCTGCGCACGGAAGGGTGTGGGGAGACAACATCGCTGCTGAACCCCTTCATAGATACACCCTTCAGGATTTCAGAAAGTGCCACTCAAGCAGCGTATGCCTCAATGGCTTTCATCAGATTGTCATTTGCCGCCATGAGAGCGCTCCGACCCTTTCTGATTGCGGTACGCCTTGGAGCGTCGCCACCAAGGTCCTCGAATGATCGAGCCGAAGTAGCAAAATCGAGCGTAGACTTGTCGGTTTTTGACAGCGACGCAATCGAAGCAGCCCACACATCGCGATCTGCCTTTGCAATCACGATGTCTTGCCAGGCCAGAGAGCCGCTTTCGCCTTGCTGCGTTTTCACCATGCCGGGAAATACGTCCGCCATTTTCTGCGACCCACAAGGCAGACCATCAGGATATTTCGTGATCTTAACCTTGGACATGTCGGTATTCGCCTTGGCTTCTGCGAGCATGGCGATCGCTTCAGCGCGGGTATAATTTTTTCCCGGCCGCCGCTTGCCACCGGGGCGATACCGGTGAGGTTGCGTTTTCATGAGATCGGCGAAATAGCGATTGCTCGCCGTGACATGCTGGCTGTCCTCTTCAGCGCCGAGCTGGCTTTCCGCCGCATCTTTCGTACCGAGCATTGCCCCGACTGGCATTCGGATCTGGGCAGCAACAACTTTCCCGTCAATGGTGAGCTTGTGGCCGCGTTCCGTCTGCGTTCCGTCGCTGAAGCGCAGGCGGCCGATGCGGACGATCTTCCCATCGCTGTTTTGTTCGACATCGCCGCTTTCTACCTGGCGCATGATTTCCTCGATCGATGGCTTCATGCGCCAACGGCGCTCGACTGTCATGCCTTCCGTATCTTCCGGGTTGTTGTCGTTCGCTGCAACCAGCGTCCAATTTGTTTGCAGAGGCTCTGGTTCATGGTCTGGTGTGGTGGCATATTTGCGCAGAGCTTTAAGCTGATCGGCGAGCGATGCGTGTCTCGACATGTGTTCTCCTCTGTTGTGGTGGTCAGGCTGCGACGCAGTCACAAGCGTCAATTTCCGAAAGCCAGGCGCGGACAAGCGTAACGGCTTGTAGCGCTGCATCAGCTTCGGACGTGGCGCGGATGACGGCTTGGCGTTGAAAACCGAGAGCAGCTAACAGCGGATGACGAACCTTCTGGCTTGGTTCGAACGGCGCGTTGCCGACCTTGTTTTCGATCAGGCCAAGATTGGCCCCGATCATGTAGATCCGCACATCATGCTCACCAGCGGCCATGCCAGCAGCGATGGATTGCATGCGAGCCTTTGGGCCTCGCTTGGCTGAGTTCTGATCACCGGCGATCGTGAACCGTCCTCGGCCAGAGAGCACATCGGCTTCGCACTTGGCAAATTCCGGCATAGCACGCAGTGCCCGGACTTGCGCCGCTTGCAGTTCCCATTCCTGAGGCAGTGCGTCAGTCACGCGAACTCGTGTGCCTGCCTCTGATGTCGTCGTGACGATACGCACGCGCTTGCCGTTCATGCGCGTGGTTTGGACAGTGCGCTTTGCCATTGCGTCTCCGGTGGTGATGAATCGGAAATTGTGGTGGGATTAAAACAAACCATATTACAATTTGACAATTTTGTCAAGATGGTCAAGCCTGGCGCAGCTGCTATTCAGGTTGTAGGTTGTGCCACCACCAAGTCGACTGCACGGTGCACAGTTCTTAAAATTCTCATCAGGGCGGGCACCCCGCGCAGCACACCGCCCTGCACGGTTGCACGGTTATATCCCCCCCTAAAGGGGGGTATATTAAACGTGCACTAACCGGGCAGCGCTGTGCAGGTGTCACCGCACGCATGTGCACGGATAATGCACGGATAATTAATCGTGCATCCGTGCAGTATCAAACGTTGTATAGAGCAAGAGAATTGGTTGTGCCCATCCAAAGAAAAAGCCGTCACGTTGCGAGCGTGGCGGCTCGAAAAATACCGAGAAAATCACCAACGAAAAAGGCGGCATCTCTGCCGCCTTCAATCACGCCGCCCTGACGAACTTCGCCGTCTCTCGTCGTATCGGGTCCCTGCCCTCGAGCTCTACGAGCACGCCTTCCTTCAGCAGCGCCTTGACTATGCTTGCCGCTCGCTTGCGCGATGCATCGTCCTCAATGTCGAGACCCACGGCATACGCCACGGCCTGCCCTACCCAGTTCTTGGCCTTCGGTGACGCCTTGTAGTCGGACGAGTTCACCGAAGCACGAATCATCGCACGCTGATCCTCGGTAATGCCATCGACGAGTGTTTCAGCGCTTGGCCAAGCCCATGCCACGACGGCGGGCGCGTGGTCCTGTGGTCGCTGCAGTCCCTGCCCGTTTCCGAGCGGAACACTGACAAGCCGGCGCCAGTCCAGCTTTGATGACAGCGGCGTCAGGTTCGACTTGCCATAGGTGACGCTGAAATAGCCGTTGCGCTCGGCCGCCGGTATTCCAGCTTCCGACGCTTGCTCTTCCGACATTCGGTTGAGCACGCGCACGGAGCGGGCCGCGCCGATCAACGACACGGCGCCGCGAGCGTCTTCAACCGTCGCCTCTCGATCCGCCACCTTACGCAGATGGTGCACGATGTCGATAGCGCAATTGGTGTGGTCAGCGATCTGAGCCCAAAGCTTCGCCACCTTGTCGATCGCGCCGTTGTCGTTTTCGTTGACGCCGTGGGTGCTAACGAACGGATCAACGATCATAACATCGATGCCGTGCCGCTCGATCTGGCTGACAACAGCCTCGATAATCGGCTCCTGGTATTTAAGGCCGGTCTTCTTGTCCTCGATCGCGACGACGAGCTCTTGTTCGCGACCAGTGTCAACGAACAGATGGCCCTCGACATCCTCGGGCGTGAGCTTGTAGTGCAAGCACATGGCCATGATGCGACGGTCCATTTCGTCGCGCGGATCTTCGGCGTTGAAGAGCCACACCTTAAGACGCTGTGGCGGCTTTGTGCCAAGAAGATCGCGGCCCGATGCCATAGCCAGACTTTCACCAATGGTGAGGTTTGTTTTGCCTATGCCGCCCGGAGCAACCGTTACCGATACGAATTTGCGGATCAGATGCGTGCCATAAGCGAACTCGCGCCGTGGTAGCGTTTTGGGATCTATCCATTTGAACGCCGTCGCGACAATGGGCGACGGGTCCGCATCGGGTTCGTTGTCGTTTGCAGGTAGATCGTCACCAACCGGTGACGTCTCGCTGACGACATCATCATCTATGACCGCCGCGTATTCGCGCTCGGCCGGCGCCGTGTGTGCTTTCTCAAGGCCACGCTTAATCATGCGGCTGATGTCGACGAGCCGCGTATTATCTTGCTGTGCTTCCGGGATATGGCGCGGATTCAGAATGCCGGCCTTCAGCCCGTTTTCGATCGTCTTGCAGCAACGGGTCCAATCCCTGCCCCAGCCGCGCGCCACGTCCTGCAATAGCGCTCGCGCTTCGCTCTCCGGCAAAGCGCCGGCGCCAACAAACGTTCCGAGCGAGAAAGCCGCATCGTTCAGGGCATTGTTTCGATTCCCCATCGGCACGGCGGAAAGGTCACGCAGTTCCTGGTCGACCGCTGCATCGACATAGGCGCTGTTCGTATTCACTGACGCGGTATAGGCAGTGTGTGCCGGTGCCGACTTCGGCAGCAGCAGATCCAAGAGCCACGCCGGCGCATCAGCTATCTCGCGCGTGTCATCGACCCATTTATATGCGCGGCCGTCGTGCATGACACTGCCGGCGGCAAGAACGTAGCCGCCCTCGGAGCGGATATCGACGCCGGCGCCAAGCGCGCCGCGGTTGCGCGTGCCAATGACGTATTTGAAATAGATATGCAAGCCGCCGTTCGGGCTTGTCACGCGCGCCGTCTGTGGCAGCGGGCCGTGTTCCGCCTCCATCTCGGCAAGCCATTCAAAACCGTTTGCGCCGCCGGGCTTATTGTCAATGTCGAGTGCAAAGAAGCCGGTAGCTGATCCAGTCGGAAGACCGATAGCAGCATCCGGCCAGTCCGACCACCAACGCTCGATAATGCGCCTGTAACGCGTTGCGCCCTTGAAGCCGTTCGACGTCAAGGGCGTTTTCTCACCGAGCGTTACGATCTCGCCGGTGTGCGGATCTGTGTATTCCTCCGCCACCGATCGGCATGGAAATACCTTCCAGCCATCGGCGACGTATTGCAATGCTAGGTCAAGCGGCTGCAATGCGCTGCTCCTGATTGTCGTTGGCTGCGATAGGCAAACCGCCAAAGAAATACTGCGGCCACTGATCCGCCATTGCTTCAGCTATTCCAGTGAAGAACCGCGACCTTTCACGCCATCGATCGGCAGTGGGCGGCATTCGATGCACGCGCGCCTCCCTCCCATCAACGATGTTGGTTGGTTGAAGCTTAGGCAGATTCTTGAGCCAAAGGCAGGTGCGCTTCGTTTCAGGATGTCCGAACTGCCATGGCTGAACGCTCTGCGCAAACTCTCGATAGTTTACGATGCGAGCTTTGGCGTGTTTGTGCATCACTGGGTTTTCGATGGCGATGCGTTCTACTGGCGCATTCCAAAAGGCAGAAAAGAGGGACGCTCCCTCATCAAGTTCGGCCCAAATCTGTTCGCGCGTCTTGCCCGGCGGTGGCTTTGTCAACCACCGCACTCCGCTGTTGCATAGTCGAGTGCATGGTGGATGTGCGACTATTAGAAGGTCCCATCCATCGCTGAGATAATCGCGAGCATCCCCTTGAATATGCCGATTACTGCCGTCTTCGCTGGGAAGCAAATCGCAGGACCACGCATCGTGGCCACGTGCAAGAAACGCGTTGCGAACTGTGCCAGAGAACTCACACGCCACCAGAACTTTCATCGCCCTGCTCAAAACGGAATATCCCCCTTCCTAATCAGCTCGCGCAGCCGGTCGGCGCAGCCTTGCCAGATTGTGCCGCAGAATATGAGAACCTGCTCTTCGGACCAGTCGGCGAGATCGCTGCCGAATTCCTCAACAAGGCCGGAAGCTGCATCCATACCGCCGGCGCGAGCCGCGAGCTCGTATGGGTCCATGCGGCGAACTCGTCGAATTTCCTCGACGAGCAAGATGCATTCACCACAGAGGTAGCCAGCATCTTTGTTGACGCTGATGCCAATGCCGGTCGCATGCCGGCCGCAGCACCGGCACACCGCCGGTGTGTCATCTACGTGTGTTGGGGTGAAGCTCATGCAGCGACCCGCATTGGCGCATTATCGTTGGCGGCAAAGAGATCCATAGACGGACCAGCCGCAGCCGCTTCGCCGAGGTTCTTTACGGCCTGACGGAAGTAGTTCGGATTGAGTTCCGTCCCGACAAACCGGCGCCCTTGCTGAAGCGACACATAGCCTTCAGAGCCGATTCCCATGAAAGGCGAAAACACCACGTCATTCGGATTCGACCACATGCGCAGTGCCCGCTTGGTGATGTTCAAGGGCATCGGGCAAAGGTGTTTTTCGTCCTTGTCGGAGCGCGCGACTTTGACGTTCAGGACATCAGTTTCCGGAAGATCCTGCTTGCTGAAATTCCAGACCGGCGATGCATGATCCTGCCATTCCTCGACCGGAAAACTCTCCTTGGTATGGGTGACGGGCACAACCTCTTCGTCATCCTTTGCCCACTTTCGAAATACTAGCAGATATTCCGGCAGGCCCATGCGGCTGAAGGTACTGTCAGCGCGCAGCGTCTTCCAGAGAAGGCCGTGCGCCTTCGTTTTCTGCATCTCGCGCACCGGATCACGCCAGATCGTGATGCGGCTATGAAAATCCCAACCCTCTTCAATGTGAAGGCGAGTGCAGTCATCGGAAAACGGCCGCAGTCCTGCAGTGCCGCGGTCGCTGCTGTTTTGGTAATAGACGAGATCCTTAACGTGGATAGCCGTCAATCGACCGGGACGCGTGACGCGGAACTTTTCGCGGACGAGGTAGCGGTACTGCTCGAAAAACTCGTCGTCGCTGGCGCAATTGCCCATGTCGGCAACGCTTTCGGAATATATGTAGAGTGAGGAGAACGGCGGCGAATACACGCTGAAATCGATGCTGCTGTCTGGCAAGCCAGCAGTGAACGGCACGCAGTCGGCATTATAGGCTGACCACTTTTCGCCTGATGCTTGATCCAGAACATTCATGCTGCAACTCCTCTGATCCATGATGGTAGCGACGCCGTCTTGGTGGGTTGGTAGTCGATTTTGACCTGGCGACTTTCGTGCGCTCGGCGCATCGCCGCATACATTTCGGTTTTCATCTGCTCGTGATCGCCGCTCTTGCGATTGACGACATCCCAGATCGCACGTTCGGTATCTGCAAGCGCAATGTGAACTTGGACGGGCCGAGTCTGCCCGAACCGGTAACAACGGCGGACGGCCTGATAGTAGGCCTCGTAGCTGAAGGACAGTCCGGCAAACGCCATGCGGGCGCAGTGCTGCCAATTTAGACCGAAGCCAGCGATGCTAGGCTTGCTGATCAGGACGCGAACGTTGCCATCGCTGAAGCCGACAAGGCGATCTTCCTTGACGTGATCCGCCATAGATCCGCGCACTTCGACGGCGCCTGGAATTCGCGCTGTCAGAGCATCGGCCTCATAGTCGGTATCGCACCAGACAATCCACGGCTCTCCTTTATCCTCATTGACGCGATCTGCGATCATTGAAGCTCGAGCTTCAGCCGTCAGGCGCTTCTCTTTGTGGATCGCCGTGGCGCTCGTATCTGGAATGCGAAACAGCAAATCGCCAGCGTCGATCGAGATGTCAGATTTGACCTCGTGCCGCGTGATCTCAAGCGGTGGCAGCTCAAAACCTTCGTCGGAATATCCCAGGTCGGACGGCTTCGAGATGCAGCGTGCCCAACTGGCGACCCAATTCCAGAATGGCTTGATCGCATGACCTTTGAGCCGATATCGGCCCATATTGTTCTGGTCGGCAATAAACCAACGTGTCAGCATTTCGTTGGAATTCATGACGCCAAGGAACTGCGAATGCTGCCCGAGCTCCATATGGTCGTTCGGCGCCGGCGTCGCGGTGCACGCCAAACGGAAAGCGGCGTTTTTCCACATCGCTATCATCTTGCGTGTGGTCTGACCGGTGAAATTCTTGATGATGCTGGATTCGTCGAGAACGACACCGGCAAAAGCAGCCGGGTCAAACGCGTCGATCTTGGCATAATTGGTGACGTTAATGCCGGGGCCAACGTCATCCTGAGATCGCACGACGCGCGCCTCGTCATAGCCGAACTTCTTCGCCTCGCGGACGTGTTGTGGCGCAACGGCGAGCGGTGCCAGCATCAGCACCGGCTTATTGACATGCTCTGCGACGACGCGCGCCCATTCGAGCGAAACGAAGCTCTTGCCAAGGCCTGTATCAAGAAAGGCAGCACCGCCTCCAACCCCGAGCAAAAAGCTGGTTACGTCACGCTGATATGGGAACATGTCACTATGTAGTGACGGTATATTTGATAGACCGCGAGTGGGCGCATCGACGCTCTTCCGCGCCAACAGCTCGGCATACGACATCTTGTCTCCTCAGACTGTGGTGGTGTCCCGTGCATTGGTGGCGCGCGGGGTGGTGTAACTATTGCGTGTTTGAGATACGCGTTAGTTGCTTGTGATACGGTACGCCGGACTGCGCGCTAGGGCGCAGCAGTGGGGCGGTACCTTGCTATTGTCTCGCGTGTCTCCTCGACGGTCAGGATAGGCGTGGGCTTGTAATGGGTGGGATAGACGCGACCGTCGAAGACCTCATAGAGCATCTTATCATTACGGAGCGCCCACCCAATTTCGCGCCCAACTCCAGCGCCAACACTGCCGTCAGGAAAGCGCATGAATGCCAACGACCAGCAAGCGTCAACAATATCTCGAAAGTATTCCATGCCACCGGCCTCATATCCTGCCTGATGGTGTGGCTGGTCAGGGTTCTCAATCTCAAAATGGCGCATTCCGAGATCGTCGACGAAGTGCGCGCGGAGGCTAGCCAGCGCCTTTGCCTGCCGATCCGTGCCGTAGTCGGTCACTGGGTGTGCGAAATAGATTTTCACGCTGCCTCCTCATAATCAATTGCGCAGCCGCAGCCGCTAGATCCAGGTTCGTACTCAAATTTTAGTTGCGGGTTGTCCTGAAGACGCCCTGCAAATGTATCCAATGACAGAGGCTTCTTGACGTTGTCGTTAGCGCGGTCAGTAAGCATCGTTACCGGCTTGCCGATGTAAGCGGCCAGTTTCCGCTCCATCATGGCGTCGTACGCATAGCGCTCGGGGTCCGCATAGAAGCGGTTCTGGTAGTGGCCGTGCCCAGCTTTGATGCAGAAGCCACCGCAGTTGTTGTGAATGTAGTTCTTCCGGTAAAGCCGAGGGCGCTCAATACCAGCCTTCGCTAGATAGACGAACGGGCCGATCTCGCCTTCGAAGGTGTCAAGGAGCGGGGCCTCGTAACGCCAACCTTTCTCCGCCATACGAGATGCGAGTCGATCATAGCGGTGGCGCTCATGGGTGCCGATGCCGACACAGAACACATCGGTCTCTTGGTTTGCGTTCGCGAACCTCCACGCGTCAAGGACTTCCCGCTTCAGGCTCTTTGAGCACGGGTCGATTCGGCTGTTGCCCAAGAACTTGCGATCTCGGAAAACCTCCCAAGGGTCGCGACCCTCAACTAGCCACGTAAGTTCCGGAATGACTTCCGTGACGTCGGCGCGAAGCTGCGCGAGGAAAGCCCGCCATTCCGGGTTTCCTTTGTACATGGCGATATCGAAATCACCGCTGACGCGATAATCCGGAAAGTCGTCAACTCTCGGCAGGACGTTGGAAACGTCCCGCCCGATAAGATGAGCGATGCCCTCGATCAGAAATCTATAACAATCCGCGTCTTCGTAGAGCGTGTCGGCGAAGAGGAATCTGTGTTCCTCTTTTGGATGGGCCGCCATGTCAAGCTTCGCAGCGAGCCATGAGCCTGCGCCACCACTTACTGAGTGGTGGCGCATTCTAAGCCGCCCTCACACTCAGCGTTTCCGCACCAGTCTTGATCTGAGCGCCCTTCACCTTCTTGCCGGCGTCGAGTGCTTCTTTAATCAGTCCCTTGTCGGGCGACTTGACCACTTTCAGAAAGCGTGCGGGAATCGACGCCTCATCCGTGATCTCAACGCTGTCGCGACCCTTGGTGACCGAGATTGTCGCTTCCGTCAGTGGCGCCTTTTGCAATCCGGAAGCCTGCAGCAATCGTAGCATCAGCGCACGCATGGCATCCTTGCGGCGCTCGGCACGCGACTTGCGCGACTGCAGATCGTCGATGCGTGCCTTCACTGCACCAACGAGAGAATTGGCCTCGCGCTCGACGCCTAGCAGTCGCTCAAGTACGGCATGAAGGTTAGTTTCGCCTTCCAGCATGTCGGCGCGCAGTTGCTCGTCTTCTGCGAGCTCCGGATAGGCAACAAGGAGCGAGTCGATCTCAGCTGCGAGATTGGCGACGTCAGCAGCCAGGAATTGCTGCTGTCTGTTGTCGTTGGCGGCTTTGGTCATGCGGATACCTTTTCAAAATCAACGGATTCGGAATAGTAGCCGTTGGATGATCCGTACCAGCGAATATCAACGTGTCCCTTGATGGTGGCGAACTTGTAAAAAGTCCAAGTGTAGGAATCGTCATATTCGCTCAGAGCACCGCGCGTTTCGCCAGCCACCTCTTCTGCGATTAGGATCGGATTCCCGACTAGAGATTGCAAGTCACCCTCGACGGACTCGATGTAAACGCTCTCGCAGCAATCCTGCGAGTGGTACATCTTGAAGGTGACACCTTCAGAGGTTGTGAAGTAAATTTCTTCACTGTTGACCTCTCTGACTTCAGTCAGCGTTTTGCCAAGAAGAACGTCCACTGACGTGCTGTCAAAATAACCCATTGCAGTCTCCTCATACGTGGTTTTGGTGGTCTCGCATCCTATGACAAACTTACCATTTTGTCAAGATGGTTAGAATGGTATATCGTCGTCGAGTTCCCACTTTTCAGCATAGGTGCGGTTGTCGTTGGCGGGCGCATGCGCGCGCTCGACGCGCTGCCCGACGACATGCGAAACGACATCCCAATAGCGATCGCGAGGCTTCACCATAATCTCGGCCGTTTCAGCAAGTTCGTCCTGACGTTCAAGCCACTCGATCGGCGTCTTCGGGAACGGCCGCTGACCGCCATGCGCCAGCCAGTAGCGATCGGCTTTTGCCTTCGCGAAGCCAGAATGTTGCGGGCACAGCCATTCATTGATCGCTGTCATGCCGACCATATAAGTGACCTTGACCGAAGGCGGCTTGTCTCCCTTGCCTTCGTGGAAGCGGAAGGAACGCGACGAAATCTGCCTTGGTTCGGGCTCAACCATTGTTAGGATCGGAACGTCGGCTGCCGTAGCTGAAATCTTAGGGCTATCGTCGATCTCAAATTCGTACTCGCAGCACGGGCAGATACGTACCGATGCGTGCACCTTTTCACCACAGCCCATCCGGCCGTTCTTGTCCTCGATGTCTTGCGGGCAAACCTTGATCGGAGCATCGCCCTCACCTTTGCCCGGCGTCCGCGGCTGGACCCGATCAACGGGACCATGCTTGTCGACGAGGCCGGCAAAGTCTAACACAAGGCAGCTTGGCTTCGGACCCGCCTTTATCGCAGCAATGCGTTGCTCAGCTGTTTCGAGCGGCATGCCAGGAGCATATAAGACTCGCGTCCCTCGGCCGGCCATCTGAACATAGAGCGAAACCGATAGCGTCGGCCTCATGAATGCTATCAGGTCGACTCCCTTGTGATTAAAGCCGGTCGTCAACACTGAGTTGTTTGTAAGCGCGCGGATTCGATAGGACTTGAAATCCTCAATGATGCGACGACGCTCTTCCTTGGGCGTTTCGCCGCTGATCATTTCGCAACTGATGCCTCGCGATCGGATTTCATCGCGAACATGTTCTGCATGCTCGACGCCGGAGCAAAAGCAAAGCCACGAGCGCCGATCGGCACCCTTTGCCACAATCTCGTCGACGGCGCCGCGGGTGACGTCCAACTTGTCAACAGCAGCCTGCAGCGCGGCCTGCTTATAGTCGCCGCCAAGACGGCCAACGCCCTTGACGTCGAGCACTGTCGATGTCGCCTTCGACGATAGAGGTGTCAGATATCCATCAGAAACGCCGTCGCCGATGCCATAAGTGTAAACGACTTGGTCGAAGAGCCGATCGTCACCCTCATCTAGCCGACCGCTATCGAGGCGGTACGGTGTTGCGGTCAGCCCTAGGATCTTCAAATCAGGATTGATTTCGCGCAGTGCCGCGATAAAGCGGCCGTACATCGTATTGCTGTTCGCCGGGATCAGGTGGCACTCGTCGACCATGAGGACATCGATATGCCCGATCACATCGGCCTTGTTGTGCACCGTCTGAATGCCGGCGAAGACGATCTGAGCATGTGCATCGCGACGCCCAAGGCCAGCCGAATAGATTCCGGCCGGAGCGAACGGCCAAATACCGACCAATTCAAGGTAGTTTTGCTCGATAAGTTCAGCAACGTGGGTGGCGACGAGAATGCGCATGTCAGGCCAGCCGTCGACCAGGCGCCTGATCAACGAAGCCATGACGAGCGACTTGCCGCAACCCGTCGCCAGATCGACGAGCGGATTGCCTGGCTCAGAACGCCAATAATCGAAGACGGAATCCTCCGCCTCCTGCTGATAGTTTCGAAGCTGAAGCATCAGGCCGCCAGCGCCTTAACGAGTTTGGCGCGTGCCTTCGATTCCAATTGGCGAACCGCTTCCTTATGAGTTCCGCGTGCCGCTCCGATTTCAGCCAGGCGATCACCCATGGCACGACGAACGACAATCTCACCGTGTTTGATCTTTCCCAAAGCTGCCAAGGCATTGCCGACATCGACGAATTCCTCTTGGTTAGGAGGAACTGGCACATTGACGTTGGACGCCATTGCAGCGCTGACCGACCGCTTCATGGCGCGTGCCGAGCGTTTGTAGTTCCCAGCCGTGCGGCGCAGAACCAATTGCGCCCACGTACGGAACGTGCTCATACGGCATTTGTCGGCAAGATGAAGCATCGACACGACGGCATCCTGAAGCAGGTCTTCGCCGTTCTCGCCAGCAATGAACTTCGCCTGTTTTCGCAACGAAGGCATGTATTCCGTAAGGGCGGCATCAAAGCCGTCTGGTCTGGTCATGACGTCTCCTCTTATGGTGTCAGGCGGCGGCGGTGGTGGCGCTCGCAGCCGGGATGTTGTCGTTGGCAGCACCGTCGACCCAGATGCTTCCGTTGGCCATTCGATAGGTGATAGTTTCGGCTTCCTCGTCGACGTCGATCTGTTCGCCGGGCACGAGTGCCGGAATGGTCAGGTGGGTCGGGCACGCGGCCTTTTGTTCGTCGAACGAGATCGGCTGCGCCCATCTTGAACACGACCAATGTGCATCGCCGCCGGCCTCTGGCGTCGAGTGAAGGCATGACCTGCATGTCACGCGCACCATTGCGGCATGATGGCAGATCGGCTTGTGCCTACAGAATGTGCAGCCAAAAAATTCCGGATCTTCTGACAACCGCGCCGGCGGCTCCGGCAGATTGATGATACGCTCAAGGCGCGCCAGCAACCGCAGACAGAATTCCACGTCATATTCGATGCGTTCGGCATAGAGCGTGTCGTCATCTTTGCAGCTGACCAAATAGAGGCACCGCGTCAGTCCGAAGGCATGCATGCCCAACTGGCATTGCCCGTAATGGAGCGGCTTCGCGACCTTGCAGCCGTCCTTCATGATCGATTTCATGCCTTTGGCATTGCTCGATTTGAATTCGAGGAGGTGCTCTGTCTTTGGCGCTTCTGGAATGCCCATGGCCTTGCCGTCGCATTTGCCGCGGACGTGAGAGCTGACGAGCCGGATTTTGTCCTGCTGGCCGTAGACATCTACGCCAATGCGCTCAAGATCTTCGACGAGGCGCTCCTCTTCCAGGTTACCTGTCTGGAACAGGCGCAGCTGGCGACCATGATGCTTCTCCAACGGCGAGCACCAACGAAATGCATACCAGAGCTGCCTGTCACATTCCGCGTTTGCCTCGCCGACGCTGATTCCTAGACTATCCCACGACGATGCGGCCGCTTCGTATGCGGCGTAGATCGCCCTGACAGTGCTGGATTCTGGTTTTGGTAGTGGGGCCATTAGACGAGATCCGCCATACCGCCCCAGAGCTTGTGGTCGTCATCAACCACTTTGTAAAAGCGCGGAGCGTAGTTCCCGCCGTAACGTTGCTGAAGAAAATCAGCGATCTCGTTTGCATAGTTTTCGTGCACGTTATCGGCCACGAGAAGGTCAGCTACGCTTTCACGGTCAAAGTTGTCGATGGCTATAATTTTCAAAGCTGCATCTCCTTCGTGAAAAGACACCTCGCCGGTCTGGCTCGATCTTGGCGGAACGCTTTGCACCACGGCATGCCATGGCGAATGATCCACTCCGGCGGCTGGTCGCACCATGCGGCGTCCTCCAAGATTGAGCAGCACCCTTCGATGTCGTTGCCGAACTCGTCTTCCCAGCTGCCTTCGCCATTCCGGTTGAGGCAATGGCCGCACCATCTTGCCTGGAAGTCGTGACCTTCAGTTGCATTGGCGGGCCGCCACAGCCCGCCTTCCGGTTCTACGACACAGGTCATGCGGTGGCCGTAAACAACGGCGAAGACGCCAACTGCGACTGATGCCCACGCTGATCTCCAGGCCTGACGTAGGTCGTCCAGATCTCGCGACCATCTCGTGTGACTGGGTGCATTTCCTGGATATTGAAATCGATATCGTCGATCTCATCTGCGTCGACTTCGAAATCGTCCTTATTGATTTCAGCCTCAATGGCGGCTTCCGCCGCCTCAAGGGTTTCTGCTTCAATCGAGCGACTAGATCGCCCTTGGAAGGTGTAGCTGACCATGAATTTTGGCATCAGCTACACCCTCATAGGCATGCCGACGAGCGTCAGGCCTTCGATTGCGGGAGATGTGAACAATGCCGGTGAACCGCTATCGGCAAGGGCGATAGTCACTGGACCGGACGGAAAGGCGCCGAATAGATCGCGCAAATATGCGGCATTGAAACCGATATCGATGGGTTCGGCGCTATACTCTGCCTCGATCTCATCGGTTGCGGCGGCATCGGTGTTGCTGACCGTAAAACCAACGGAACCTGGCGCGACGCTCAACTTCACGGCCCGACCTCGTTCGCTGCTTACGGTCGACACGCGATCGGCTGCCTTACTGAAGGCATCACGATCGACAACTACGAGTTTCCCGTTGCTCCGAGGAATGACGCGCTCGTAATCGGGGAATGTGCCGTCGATGAGCTTGCTGATCAGGACAAAGTCGCCTGACGTGATTTCCACCTTCGAATCCGAAACGGCCAGAGTGACCACACCTTTCGGCAATAGGCCGATTGTCTTGCGAGGAATGATGATGCCGTCGAAGACCTCCGTTGCCTCCATCACGTGGCGTGCCAACCGGTGACCGTCTGTCGCTACTGCGGTGAGCAGGCCGCCCTCGCCCTTCAGGAAGACACCATTGAGATAGTAGCGCGTCTCCTCGGTGCTGATTGCAAAGGTCGTCGGCGCCACGAAGGAAGCAAGATCGATCGTGAAGCGAGTGGCATAATTGCCGCTCTTCATGTCGGGGAAATCAGACGCCGGTAGTGTCGGAAGCGAAAAGCGGCTGCGTCCCGAGGTGACAATGATCTGTCCTTTGTCCTCGGACAGCGTTACATCTGCTGCGCCGGCCTTCTTGGCGATATCGGTGAGCAGCTTCGCACTCACGCAGACGGCGCCTGGCTTCGCAACAGTTGCCACCGCAGTATCAGTCGCGACAATGTCGAGATCCGTGCCTGTGACGCGAAGAGAGGCGCCATCGGCATTGAGCAAGACATAGCCAAGGATAGGTATGGTATTTCTGGTTTCGACGACACGACCGACGCTCGATAGAACGCGCGTCAGGTCTGAGCGGCTGATGGTCAGCTGCATGAAAATCTCCTCTAGTGGTGGTGATCAGCGGCCCGCTGGTAACGAGCCGCTGGTGTTTACTACTTCTTATTGCCCCACGGACGGGCGCCAGCCGGTTTGGCTGCAGTCTTCGCAGCAGCCTGACGGTTGTCGTTGGCTGCCGGACGACGGTTGTCGTTCGCAGGAGCTGCAGTTTGGCGAGGTGCTGGCTGATTGGCGTCGACCGCCGGTTCCGGCACATTGCCCTCGTCGGGGAAATAGTAACGCTTGATCTCGGCACGTGCCGGATACTGGCCGTCCTTCGAAGGCTTCCCGAGCCCAACCTTCACGGTGTAGGACCGGAAGTGCAGCTCTTCGCTGTCATCGACCGCATCGACGCCGATAGCGCGGCACAGCGCCGCAAATTGCTTCTGACCGATTTCCTGCGCCTGCGGATTGTCGTTTTCGAGGTTGAAGTTGTTGAAGAGCTTGCGGCCCTTGAACTCTTCTGGCGCAATGACGATGTTGGTAGTCTTGAGGATCGTGCCGCGCCCATTGCTGGTCTTGGTGACGTCTGATGCCTCGATCTCGACCTGATAAACGCCATTCGGCAGTTCCTCGAAATCGCGCTGCTCGGTATCATAGTCCTGCGCGTTGAATCTCTGGCCTAGCTGAGCCATTGTGTCTCCTTCGGTGGTGTGTGGTGGTTAGTCGAAGGCGTAGTAGCGCCAGGCGCCACTGCCATATGCTGTGTGAGCGCATTCGCGCAACACGCGTTCAAGCCAAGCCCAACGCTGTCCGGTGCGGGTCCGTGCTTTCACTGGAAACCACGCAAACCACTGCTCTCGGTGGAACATCATGCCGCCTCCTGCACCGGACGTGATAGCTCTCGTGCGCGGATCTTGGCGAGACGCTCGTCATCAAAGAGAAGCGGTGAATTTCCCTCAACGACATGCGCCCAAAGTCCTCGCTCAACGTTGGCTTGGACACCATACTTAATCGTCATGGCGGCGGAGTCGAACCATTGATGAACTCGATGCTTACGGCCCTGGACAGCTTTGCAGAACGCTATCGTCATGCTGCAATCCCCGTAGGCGCAGGGAAGTGCTTGACAAGCTCGGAATAGCCGCTGCCCTTCTTGTATGTGATCGCGTCTGGCATGTTGTACCGGTTCTTGGCCTGGAAGCCGGCGCCTTCATTGAGATGGATCTGACGCTCCTTGCCGCCCTCGGCGTGGGCAACCTTCGTTTGCCGCGCTACCTCCTTTTCCTTTATGGAAACGCGATAGTTCATGAAGGCAACAATGTCGGATTTTTCACGAACCAATGCGTTCGCCCGCTTGTGAAGCTTCGGCTGATACCGGCTGTAAGGATCAGTGACAGGACTATCGAAGCGGATGATTTCCGGATGAGCCAGTATCACGACGCAGATACCGCGCTGCGCCAGCGCCGAAACCGCTGTGAGGAATTCATTCCACTCGGAATCGGCTTCGACATAGCCTTTGCCGAATCCAGCCTCCTCGATCGACGTGAGACCGAGACGGGCGCAGGTGGCGCGCCAGATGAGCGGCTCCAGGCCGTCAGCACTGTCGATGATGCAGGTTTTGAATTCGTGCTCTTCTGTCAGAAGCAATCCAAACCAGTCGAGCAATTCTTCAAAGCTTTCGATCGGCTTTGGGTTCCCTTCGTCGTCAGTTGGGCTGACGAGCTCGACGCCCTTCGGAGCGCGCTCACCATCTGTCGGCAGATAAACAGCATCGGGGAACTCGGCGGCGAGCGAGGTCTTGCCGATACCATCGACGCCATAGAGCAGAATGACGGGTGGATTGAGATTTGTCGCTTTTTTCAACGACTTCAGAGAGATTGCCATTGGATCTCCTATTGAAAGCTGTAAATCGCCGCGGCGATCACGAGGGCGGCAAGGATGGTGGGCCACCAGCTGAACGGTGGTGGCCATGTGTTTGCATCCGGCACAAACGGGCTAGTGCTTGGCGTCGGCATAATGATCTGCCAACTTGCTACCGCCCCATACCGAAGCCGCTACAACGCCAAGTGCGATTGCGGTAAGACCGATTGTTGGGAAGGCAAAGAGCGCGATAACCACCGCAGCCATGCCGCCGGCAACCGCGGCGCGCTTGACGACAGGTGCTGTGAAGCGGGTGCGGACGATCGGCTTCGATGGTGCGTCGAGAGGCACGTAATCGAGCGGCTCCCCTGTTATGGGTCTACCCCACGGTGAATCTTGTGGCATTTACTCTCCTCTTAGCCGTGCGCTTGGTGAGGCGCACGGCGTCGCTGTGGTGGCTGATGTGGTGGTGGTTAGGCGGCTGCGCCGTACGGATAATCGACGAAGTGCTCGACGACATCCTTGGCCGGCTTCAACTGCATGCCGGTTAGGGCGCGCAGCTCCTTGATGGCGCTTATCTTCTCGCCCTTGGCAGCCAGGCGCTGCCATTCGTGGCTATAGGACGGCGCAGCTTGCTCTTCGGTCGACTGCAGGACATAGACGCCGAACTTCTTGCCGCGATACTTGCCGGCAAGGCGCTTGGCTTCGGTGGCCGCCGCTTCTGCGCCGGCATGGACGAACGGATTGACCGAAGGCTTTGGCTGGCTATTTTCGATCAGGCAGACGATGGCAGTTGGTTCAGCGCTGGCGGGGGTGACGAGTTCCAGTATTTCTGCAGGATCGACACAAGTGCCGAGATCATTGCGCCAATTCACCCGGTACCTCCCCCAAGGCAAAACGCCGGTAATTTCGCCATTCGAGCACCGCTTAATTCTTGCATGGCGAACACGATCACCGACCTTAAATTTGGGCATCATTACGCTGTTATCGGCAACCGCCGGCTCTGCGATCCATTCGGCGACGAGGTCGCCAAAATCGTTTGCTGTCGGCTTGTGATGGTGCGAAGCCGTGCCATCGTGATTCCAGGTACCTAACGCACCTCTAACAAACCAACGCCCATCGTTCCAGGTCATCGGCCCGACCTTCCGGCCGTCGCTTGTCTTGTAGAATTTGCCGTCTTCGATCTTGAGTGGTGCTAGCTTGAGGAATTTATGCTCGACCGAAGGACCAAGGCCGCCAACGCGGTTGCTGTAGTGCGTTTTGTCTTCGGTAACGCGAGTGACGATGAATATGCCATCGATCAAATCGCCCTCTCCTGATCGCCAAAACATATTCCAGTGCTGGACAAGATTGGCACCGCCGGCATCTTTGTCCTGGACGACTCGATCTCCAACCTTAAACTTGCTCATTACGCTGCTCCTCTCGTGGTGGTGGTTTTGCGGAGCTCACGCTCCTTGGTGAAATCAATGACGTTGTCATCGCCTTCTTGTCGTGACACAGGCCCGTCGCCTCGATCGATGTGGCGGATGGTTGCCCAGTGAAACGATCTGGTTTCCAGGGAGCCGGCGAGCTGGACGTGGTAATATCGGCCGAAGTCAGCTTCACTGATGACAACGCCGAACAGGCTTGGATTGAGCTTGCACTCGACCCACTCACCTTCCTCGAAAGAGGAGCAGTCGCAATAGGCGTTGGGCGGGTTGTTGGTATCGCTCATGCTGCCACCTTGGCAGACACCGCCACTGAAACCGGCACCATGCCGGACGTCGTCGAGCAACCGCCGTTGTGCGGCACCATGCGCACGGTTTTGCGCGGCTCGTTGTCGTTTGCCGCGCCGAATACGCGCGACGGCTTGTCATCCGCTGATGATCTCATGCAATCTCCTCTTTCGGTGGTGGTATTGAGCTGGTGTGCTCTGTCGGCAAATTTTGCCAAGATGGTTGATCGTAATACAATTTGACAATTTTGTCAAGATGGTTATATTGCGTTCGATTTTACATGGAGATGTTTCCTTGTCTCGTTTTTCCCAAATGCTCGATGCCGAGATCAAGCGGCGCGGCCAATCTGAGCGCGAAGTCTCTCGCGAATTTGGCTGGTCACAGCAGGCCTTCAACACCTGGCTGAAGGGCGGAATTCCGCGCCAGCAGTTCTATATGCGCATCGGTGACTTCCTGAACATTTCGCAAGATGATCTTTTGATGCTCCTCGACGAAGCCCGAGGAAGCGACGGTAGCACCACCCTTCCAAAAATGTACCCGATCTATGGCAAAGTCAGTGACCGGAAGGAGGGTCGTTTCAACTTTCCACTCATCGACGGGATGCGTGTTCCTGTTGTGCGTTATTGCGTCCGCATCGATACCAAGGTGATGGAGCCTGCGCTCGTGGTCGGAGCCAAGGCCTGGATAGACCCTTCGATTTGGCCGAAGCCAGGTTGCGAGGTTATCGTTCATGCCAAGGGTGGATCGGCTTGGATTGGCGTCTTGCGCGCAACAGACGGTAATACGGCGACACTTTATCGCTACGCCGTTCCCAAAGATTTGACTGTTACGAATGTCGAATCGATCCACGCTATTGTTCTCTCCGAACGCCTGCCATCCCAATCCACTTGACAAAATTGGCAAGATGGTTGTAAAACTACGGCGTCGCTGTGGTGGCGATATGGAACTCCGGGGTCGACTGCAAAGTCTCCTCCCCCGAGATAGTACGAGCCATTTCCCCAAGTCGCTAAGCGGGTGGTGCCGACCTTCGGGTCGACTTGGAGGTTTTGGCTAACGCGACAAGCGCCTGCAGGCAGAAGCCGGCGGCGCTATTTTTATGTCGAATTGTGAATGCTGAAGTTTCTCATCGCGCCCTCCATTTCAGTGCTCCTATAAAAAGGAAAGCCGCCCGATGGGCGGCCTATCTTCTTCTGGGAGGACCAGCGCCTTTCGGCGCATAAACTCTTCTGGTGGTAGATGCTTTCTGTTTTCGTTGTCGCCGCATGCTTCACTCCTGAAATTTAGATTGAAAAGTGCCCTGTTTAAAAATGTCGGCTTTCGCCTTCTGAAAATCTGCCGCCGCTACTTTCCTTTCTCATTGTGGCGTTTCGTTATGATTTTTGCTTTTACCGTTTTACCGATTCTAAGTCAACACTAAACCGGTTTTATTTTTGCACAAATTCGGTATATGCAGCGCGGTATGGAAACACTCGGCCAGATAATCAGGAATAAGCGAAAGAGCCTGGGGCTTTCTCAGGAGCAGTTCGGGGAACGCGTCGGCCAGAGCCAAAAGACAGTTTCGGATTGGGAAAAAGGCAACGTTACGCAGATCCGCAGCTGGGAAAAGGTCGCAGATGTCCTTGGCATAGATCACGACGCCTTTCTTTCGCTTATGACGGAAGCCGTGACCATGAATCCTGCTGCGCAGCGAGTTTCTCCGGCCGTCCGCCAAGTAATGAATGCTCGCGCTCCTTCCAATCCTGGAAATATCAAGGTAGGCGAATCGCCCAATATCGGCCCGCGCGACGTGCCGGTGCTCGGTCGCGCCGTGGGTGGCGAAGACGGTATGTATGAGTTCAATGGTGAAGTGTTGGGGTGGGAGATGAGGCCGCCGATTCTAGCTGGCGTAAAAGAGGCCTACTCGGTCTATGTCGACGGCGAAAGCATGTATCCTCGATACAAGCCAGGCGAAACAGTCTGGATAAATCCGAATCTACCGGCGTCGCGCGGCGCCGACGTGATTGTGCAATTGCATCCCGACGACACCAACGACCCACCGCGCGGCTTCATTAAGGAATTTCTCGGCTGGACACCGAATCATCTTCGACTTCACCAATGGAATCCGGCCGGCGAGATCACCTTTCCCCGAGCGATGGTGAAGTCTGTTCACACGATCGTATACTCTCAGCGATGAAATACCGATTTAACCGTTGACACTATTCCGGTATTTCACTATACCTCTCCTCACCGCCGCACCTTGGCGGGCACCACATGAGGAGACCGAGTATGAGAAGACCCACCGAAGATATCGATTCTGAAGGCTATGTTCCGCAAAATGCGGCTAGCAGCGTCGAGCGCATGCAGCGCCCGGACTACAAGGCAAAACGCCACCCTCGCCCGCACGGCAATATGCGCCCGCGCTCAAACGAACAGTTGGGCGGCGGGCATTTCGTTTTTCGCCGCGGCAAGCACGGCCGAATCCATCCAAATCCATGGCCATTTGAGCACGCCTCCGATGAGGCAGCAATCACGGAGGCCTCGCGCCTCGCTGCCGCTACTGGCGGTACGTTCGAGGTCTACACGCGCATCTCGACCGCCTATGGCGTCGACGACTGCTCTGCTGAACAGAGCGCCTGACATGCGATATTTCATCCAGGATGCCTGCGCAGCTCTCTCGGCGCTGCGTTCGTAGCAGCAGTCACGATTTGGGCGTCGTACCTGACGCACTGACCACCACACCACATTTGAGGAGATTACCATGGCCAGAAGAGCCGCGAATACCGATGCATCCACGACGAGCGAAAAGGCGATAGTCGCCTACAAGGGCTATAACAAAGATTTGACCTGCAGCCCTGCGGGTGATGCGTTCCAATACAAGATCGGCGAAACGTACGATAACGGCGGCAAATCCGTCCGCCGGTGCGGTAGCGGCGCCTTCCATTCATGCGAAATGCCGCAGGATACCTTCAGCTACTATGGTCCGGCCACCAGCCGTTACACACTCGTCGAGCCGTCAGGCGATCTTGCTCGTGAAGAGAACAGCGATACCAAGATTGCTTCCGCAAAGATCACGATCGGCGTCGAGCTCCATCTCGGTGAAATTGCAAGGCGAGCCGTCGCCTGGGTAGCCGAAATGGCGAAGAAGCAAGGAAACGGTCAATTCGCCTCCGGCAACTACGGCCATGCTTCGGCGGCCGGTGACGGCGGCCATGCTTCGGCGGCCGGTGACGGCGGCCATGCTTCGGCGGCCGGTGACGGCGGCCATGCTTCGGCGGCCGGTTACCGCGGCCATGCTTCGGCGGCCGGTTACCGCGGCCATGCTTCGGCGGCCGGTGACGGCGGCCATGCTTCGGCGGCCGGTTACCGCGGCCATGCTTCGGCGGCCGGCAACTACGGCCATGCTTCGGCGGCCGGCAACTACGGCCATGCTTCGGCGGCCGGCAACTACGGCCATGCTTCGGCGGCCGGTTACCGCGGCCATGCTTCGGCGGCCGGTTACCGCGGCCATGCTTCGGCGGCCGGTGACGGCGGCCATGCTGAAGTTAAAGGCACGTGCGCTGTCGCGCACGCGCCAGGAGTGTACGGAACCGCCATTGCGGCCGAAGGAAGTGCGATCAGCCTCGCCGCCTACAACACGGACGTCTACCCGCCGAAACTCGTTGCGGTTCGATCGTCGATGGTCGGACAGAACGGAGTCGAGGCCGGGAAGAAGTATCGTCTGACGACGGCCGGCGAATTCGAAGTCATCGAATAATCCGAAAACAACTGGCGCGGTCGGTCACCAGCCGACCGCGTACTCGCACACCAAGAGGAGACGATATGACCGCACAACAGAAAAGATCAAACGAGCGCGCACCGAGCGCCGCCAACAGCAATGCATCGTTGCTCACTATCGAGCGCGCCATTGCCGATGCCATTCCACCGCTACGGCTTAGGCAGGTCGCACAAAGCAACATTGAGGCCGGCGGCCGTCGACGGGCGCGGCAGGCGGACAATCTCATCAAGATCGCTGAGCGACTCGAGCTGCTTGGCTATAGGAGTGCAGCATGAGCGATCAAGGGACGTGGGCGAACAATGACATTTTCGTCTTCGGCTCCAATTTGGCTGGTGTACACGGAGCGGGTGCTGCCCGCTTCGCCGTCCTCCATCATGGAGCCATTTTAGGTCAAGGTATCGGCCTGCAGGGGCGATCCTACGGTCTTCCCACAAAGGACGAGCGTATCCGGACGTTGCCGCTCGATCGCATCAAGCGGTATGTCGACGAGTTCATTTCCTTCGCGCGCCGATGTCCCGATCTGACATTCTATGTCACGCCGATCGGCTGTGGCCTCGCCGGTTATAAGCGACCGCAGATCCGGCCAATGTTCGACGGCATGCCGTCGAACTGCCGCTTTGCCGAAACGTGGGAGGATGAGGACCTGTGACCAGAGTTGCAGCAAATGACAACAAGCCCTTTCGGCTCATGACGGTAAAGGAGACGGCAGATATGCTTGCCGTTTCCGTGTCGACGCTGCGCGACCTTGTGCGCGTCGGGGAGATAGCATTCATTCAAAAAGGCCGCGGCTCTGAGCGCCAGCATATGTCGTTCCATCCGCAGGACGTCGAAGACTATATCAAACGGAGCAGGACGCGCCTATGTCAGTCTACAAGCCCAAAAACAGTCCACACTACCACTTCGACTTCGTCGTCGGAGGGAAGCGGGTTTATGGCTCAACGGGCAGCTCGAATCGCCGCGAAGCAGAAATTAAAGAGCGGCTAGAAAAGGAGAATGCCAAAGAACGGCACAAAGCCGCAAAAGCCAGCGAAGGTGGCCCACTCACCATTGAGAAAGCCTCCGAACGATACTTCAATGAAGTGGGCTGCCGGCATACCAACTCTGAAACGACGGACACAGACCTTGCGCGCCTTGTCGAGTATTTCGGCGAGGCTAAACTGTTGGTGGATATCGATGACGCCGAAGTAGCCAAATTGGTTCAATGGCGATCACAGCAGCCGGCGTGGGGCCGAGCTGAGCGCAAGGACGGAAAGCCAATGGCGCTCGTAACTCCCGCGACCGTCAATCGCTCGACTATCCTCGTGCTGAAGAAACTCTTCACTCGTGCGAAGCGCACTTGGCGCTACACATTTCCGCGCGAGCCAATATGGGCCGATCATTTCCTAAAAGAACCGAAAGAGCGTGTGCGCGAGCTGAAGAAAGACGAGAGCTCCGCCCTCGCCCTGGCCACACGCTCCGACTATGAGCCGATATTCGCATTCGTTCGCGCCACAGGGCTGCGCCTGAATGAATGCATTCTAAAATGGTCGGAGGTTGATTGGGAAACTGGATGGATATCGAAGCCAGGCAAGGGCGGTCGCATGGTCAAGACTGCGATCACGTCGACCGTGCGCGACATCCTTCTGCCGCTACGTGGCAATCATCCAGAATTCGTCTTTACCTACAAGGCAAGTCGCGTCCGCAAAAAAGGCGCTGGATATAAAGGTGACGGAGTTGGTCGCGAGCGCGGTGCGCATTACCCAATTACATACAGCGGCCTCAAGACGCAATGGAAGCGGATACGCGCCAAGGCCGATGTGAAGGACTTCCGTTTCCATGACTTCCGCCATGACCTAGCTACGAAGCTGCTGCGAGAGACAGGCAACCTTAAGACCGTTCAGAAGGCACTAAGCCACGCCGATATCAAGACGACCACCCGCTATGCCCACGTCCTCGATGAGGAAGTGGCGGAGGCCATGGAGAAGCTTGGCAAGAAGAGGAAGGCCGCGAGTCGCCAAAAGAAAAGTACGTAG